ATGCGTCCTTCGGACTTAAGTTGTTGATAGTCAAAGAGATTCCTTACTTATCACTGGAGGTGGTTCGTTTGGAGGGTCGCTTTGAGCTTGACGAGCTGTTGAAGCGCGAGAGTACAATCCGACCAGAGGGAGGCAACGGTACAAGTACGTCCTCAAGCGCACAACGCTGATAGCTGCGTAGCTCTATTGCGCCATCTCAGCTCACTGTGAATGGGCAATCCTCAACGCGAGTCACGACAGGGCGATGGCTCATATTGTTGTCCTCGCATTATGCTGCACAACCCACGCGTGCCATAGGCTGGTATCGCGCATCGTCTCGTCGCTGGGCTGGTCTGCGATGAGGCTATAGTCGGCCACGGTATAGAAGCCGCTGCCACGCTTGCCTCTACAGTTGAGATGCACGCTGCTTACCTCACCATTGTGCTTGTAGGCGTATAGGCGCTCGGCTGCATGCGGCGTGTCCTCGGGCTGGTCCAGGGCGTCTACCTTGCCTTCGGGATCTATCACGACGCGCAGGTAGAGCGGAGCACGCTTGAGCATTGTGGTTTGGCCTTGGGCTGGGCCGTCGAGGAAGCGTGTCATGGGCCTTCCTTTTCCACGCGTCTCATGGCTCGGCTCAACCGTTCTTTCTCATCCCAAGGCTTCTTGGGATGCTCGATTATGTAGATCAGCGCGCGCAGGTGAGTTGGGGTGAAGTCGCCGTCGAGCTTTACTTGGCCGTCGGGACCATGCTCGAAACTGACGAACGAGGTGCAGTCCTCAAGCATCTCTTCAGCGTCGTATAGTGATTTGATTTTGGTGTCTTTGCTCATGTCATTTGGCGATGGCGTTGATGGACGGGTGGGACGTTCCACGTAGAACTATTCGCTCAGCTTGTCGTCATCGGCCTTCTCGTCGGCGCTCTGATCGACCGATGGGCGCTCGTTTGCTGCATCGGGTTTATCAGCCGGCGGCAGATCGGTCTTGGCGACGGGATCAACCGGGCGCACCTTCTCGGCATTATGGACTTGGCGATTGGCGGCCTTGGCTTCCTCTTCCGTCGGCGTCTTGCCTGGGATGGAGGACTTCATGATGTTGGGGATGGGCGGAGTGAAGCTCTCATCCGCGGCGCGCTCGTCGGGGTGGAGTACGACGTCGCTCGAGTTGGTCGCCAAGACCTTACCGTCCTCGCGCGCGGCCTCGATATTGTCGGTGCCGACGTGGTCACTGGTGATCTTGGTGATTGTGGCCGGGATGTAGACCCGGTGACCGACGCGGAGCTGTTTGTTGTTCTGACTGTGTGCCATATACTATCCTTTCGTTTGTTTGTGGTTTACTGACAGCGGTATAGATCGTTTAAGGACTGTTTATCCTCGGCGGTTATCGGCGTGCTGTTGTTGATCAACTTCATGTACCGGAGGAATTCAGATTTCTTCGCCCTGGTATGGTGATAGCGCAGCCAATCGCGGGCCGTCTCAGGAGCAAATTGGTCCGGCAGATCCTTGAGGATGTTCTCGAATACGACCTGATTGGATTGCTGTGCTGCGGCCGATACATCGTCGACCTTAATGCTGAAGGGCTTCATCTCTTGGTGGTGACGGCAGGAAAGGACAAAGCGATATGCCGTTTGGCGCGTAAGAGCTTGCCACTCCGTTTCAAATGTTGCCGGCACCAGATCCAGCATCTCGTCGCATTGAAGGCAAAAAGGCAATGGGGTGCACCAAGTCACCAGAGGAATGGAGTGTTGGCGCATGGCTATTCTTCGGGCGCGTGATCGTTATTGGCGCTGATGTGGCCGCCGGTGTGCGGGATCTCACGAATGCATCGAACAAATTTGCCCGTGGGGAGTCTCCATGCGTATCCGCATCGGCGTTGCTCCTGAAGATCCTGGAAATGCACTGCGTCCCAATCAAACCCTTCGTCTTGCGCATTGACCTCGGCCATCTGATCCCTGCTCACCCGGGCCAGCGTGCGCTTGAGGATGTCGTTCTCCTTTTCTAAGCGCGATTGGATCGCCATCGTTTCAGCTAACAGCACGTGAATTGACGGCTCGTAAGAGCTATAGCCGCGATAAACGTACCGGGGCTTGGCGAGATCGCGCTTCAGTTTCGTGTTCATCTGCCAGAGAGTAAAGGCCGTTACTGCCAAAATGGGCCAAGAGATGAGGAATAGTGCCGCCATTATTTGACCGATGAGTTCTGCCGTCATTTTTTGATCCTTGGGTATTGGGTTGGGTCGATGTAATCCTTCTCGAGCTTCTCCACCAGCGCCACGCGACGTTTGCCTTCTTCTACGATAGCCTCGGCCACCTTCAGCTCAACCTCGTCTCTGTGGTGCTCGATCTGCGCGTTCATAAAGGGATTGGCGAGTAATGCCTGCTGGCGAATGATCATTTCGTAATGATCGATCGTGTCGCAGGATACTCCAAATTTGTTGGCAATAGCCTGGGTGGTCCATGTCTTGGATCGGAATCGGCCGATGCAGTATTGCACTTCGATCATGCTGAAGCCTAGCCGCGCGGCCGCTGCTTCCATTGCCCTGACTGCGGCCCATTGGTCGACGCCTTGCTGGTCCATTTATTCGCTCTCCGTTTTGTTTTGGAGCGCGGCGTCGATGAGATCGAGAGAGGACGAAACCTTAAGCTCTGTGGGATTAATTCTATTCACAAAAGAACAATAGGCGGCGTGCTTATGTTCGGCGTGAAGCTCTTCGCGCATGGCCGTAAATTGATGACTCGCAGATTTCAAAGCATCCTTGGCTTGCAGCAACGCCTCCCTGATCTTCACAACCTCCGGATCGTTGGCAAGGATGTGGGCGCGGACGGCTTTAAGTGCAAATGTTTCCCGTTCCTCGTGTGGTCCTATAGGGCTATTGGCGTAGGCTTGATCGAATATTTCAAAGTCGGTCTTCATACCTATCCTTCCTTTCTGGTAAACTTAATCAACTCAGTCTGGATAATTTGGCGAATAGCCCTTTCCTCGTCTTTGTCCCTTGGGTTGCAATATCCCGCGCCAGTTAGCGCATATTCGAGGTTATCAGCGATGTGCTTTTCGTCGATTTGCTCTCTTTCGGTTTCTCTAAGGGCAGCGTAACAAGATGATGCTTCCAAATCGCGCCCTGAATTAGAAAGTGCTTCTGCCGCAGAATTGAGAGCACTCCTTAATCTCTTCTCCACGCTAATCCACGCGCTTTCGCTGGCGGGCTTGAGGTGGCGTGCAATAGCGACTTTGATTTCCGCAATAAACGCGGTTGTTGCGTCATCCTCGCCACCGCATTCACCCATAATGACGTTCTCGTAAATGTCCTTCGCGCACGCCTCAACGTCGATAGTGGACGCTTTTGAGGAGAGGGCGCGGGTGTTCCATTGAACGACAAGCTTATCGTATTCTGGCGCGAAAAGTTGGCAGTGGCAGCTATCACAGCGAATCCAAGCCGCACCCATCCCTTCGTAAACAGTGCTGGGCTGACGGTGTGATATCAGCTTTTCACTTCCGCAGAACGGACAAGGCAAAGGCTTATCGTTGGGGGTCATCGTAATCTCCTATGGCGGCGGCGAGAGCCAGCGCTTCTTGTGCAGCCAGTTTATTTTCGTGGGACGTTTGAAACGAATGCTCAATCGCGAAGACTAACTTCTTCCGCACTGGATCGGATTCAATGGCGGCGGTGATCGCGTTGGCGTGGTGCTGGCAATAACCCTTAAGCAGCTCCAAACTATAATCACTATGATGCAGGGGATCGTGGTGCTTGGCGAACTTCACATCACAGCGATACATTCCGCCGCCGTAGGGGTATATCTCATACTCAAACCCATTCGCCTCAGCCCTCTCTCCTCCGTCCGATGGTTGCCAGTTGAGTTGATTCATACGAGTTGCTCCAATTTTAAAAGCTCTTCGAGGCGAGCCATTACCTGTTCGCGTGTCAGATCTTCCTTCAAATATTTTGAGGCATAGAATCCCGCCACGTAAGGCTTGATCCATGTCGAATGCTCTAGGAAGTACGGCGTGTTCGGATCGACCTTGCCTTGGATTTGAAGATGGCAGCGTTGGCAGAGCACGAGGAGATTCCACCATGCATTGTTCGACTTGTGACCGTCGAAATGATGGGTCGTCAGGATGCGCCATTGAGCTTCCGTGTGGTTCGGCAGGAATCTACCGGCAGCGTCAGATGATCCAACTATTCGAATAGGAGGACCATGGAAGCATTGATCATCACACGGAGACCATTCCCCATTGCCATGCATTCCCTTGCGATAGGGATGATGACATCGAATGCAGCGATGGCCAACGGCCTCCACAGCGCGCGCCTGGACCTCTTTCCAGTCCTCAGTGTAATTGCCGGGGAAATGCCTCAAGATTGCCTCCAGACGAGTATTTTGCCGTTAGCCAAGGTTCGAGTCACGAGAAGCATTCTGTTATGCCTAGCATATTTGAGCGCACGATTACGCTGGTTCTCGTTGGTTAGCGTCAGCTCGCCCTTCACCTTCAACTTGGCGAGCCGTGCGTGAAGGCTGTCTTTGCAGGGAGCGCCTCTCTTCATTCTACCCTCGTGATTTGGGAGATCTCTGTCATGGGTTCAGGCTTGCAAATGGGTTGTCGAACAGATACGCCGATAGGTTCTCCGGATTCGTCGATATCGATTGTGACCAAGGGATATTCGCTCACGACGCGCGTCGAGTGAGGCTTGCGCCTATTTGCTCCAGTGTCGTCGAACTCGATGTAATAATCCTTCCTATCGCTCGCGAAAGGATCCCCATGGTGAAGTGTGGCCATTTATTCCACGGCCCCATCAGGCTGGTCGTCCCCTCGGAACGCAGCAATACAGTCACGCATATCGCCGCGAATCTGTTGCAGGTCACGATACCCGCTGGCGCTGGAGAATTGGACTTGGTCGAGCCGCTGAAGCAGTTCCTCCATTTGCGACAGGAAGAATTCTGGATCGCCGGCATAAGTAGGCGCGATTTGTTCCGGCTCCTCTTCGTGCTCAGGCTCAACCTTGGCCTTTTTCCCCTTTCCCTTCTTCGCGGGCGCTGGCGGCTGAAGTTTTTTGCCCTTCAACTGCTCCTGCATGGCGCGCTCCACGTCAGCCTGTTGGCGCCGGCGAACAGCCGCCATATCGATTTTGGGCGCCTCTTCATCGGCCGGAGGAATGTCGCCACCGTTATCAAACTCGGCAGCATTGACCTTCTTTCGCTTCTTGTTTACGGACGGAGTTTCAGCCAGGGGCGGCGGTTCGCCTGGATCTTCGGGGGGAGCGGCATCGATAAAGGTTTTAGCGGCCGCTTTGGTCACAGGAACCCATCTGCCTTCTATGTGGATCTCTACCTTGCCTGTGAGAAGCTTTTTGCGCGCCGTGCTGTTGCCGACCTGCCCGTAGGCGTATTCGTTGATGTAGCTCATAATTTTGTCCCAGATAATCACGATATTTGTTGAGTGAGTTTGTTGAATGAAAGGCGAACGTCTCCGGCCGGGCCGTCCGACATCTTGGCAAAGCGGCCGATAAGAGGAATGTCATGGTCTTGGGCTCCGGAAACGCTGTCGTCCTGCTCAAGAAATAGAATCCCGCGCGCGTCGTTGGCAATCGCGGCGCAATCGGCGAGATCGAATGTTTTGTAATCGCCCTTTTTTTGGGCATCGCGCGTGATTTGGGCTAATCCAATAAAGAGCACACCAAGCTCTTTTTGAATGACGGAGATCATGCGCGATGCTTCGGTGAGCTGGTCGACACGACGGTCGCGGTCGCTGGATCCGCGAAGCAGTTGCACGTAATCGAGAATGATCACCTTGGCGCCCATCTGAACCATCTTCAGAGTGCGCGATCGTAGATCAGACGGCGCGAGGTTGCTGGTGGGATCTATCCAAAAGGGTGTTGATTCAATGTGGCCCAAAGCGTTCTCGACCTCGAGCTTTGCGATCTCGTCCAAAGGCCAATTCATGAGCCGGCTGTTCATGCGGGCGACGCGAGCAACCCGGCGCTGCATTAGCTTTCGCATCGTCATCTCGAGGCTGAAGATTCCAACTCCGATTCCGTCGCTTGACCAGTTCTCCTGTAGGGTCATCATCATGGCGGATTTTCCACCACCAGGGGGGCCGGCAATTACGAAGTAAGCGGGACATGGTAATCCTCCTATCAGATCATCGATCGGTTTGATTTTGGTGGGCAGCAAAGGAACGGTTTCGCCCTTCTCTACTTCCTCGAGATAGCGTCTGAAATCTTGGCACGCGGCCCGCGCGTCCATGATCTGTGAGTCACCGCGCGGATTGGTAATCGCCATGATCCGGCTCTCCGCGCGATCGAGCACCGATGCAACTGAATCGGGCATGTCGACAATATCCCGAACGATTAAGGTGCAGACGCGTTGCAGCTCCCGAAGAACGCTCTTGTCCTTAACGATCTTGATGTAGGAGCCGACATTGAGATGCGTGGCGAAGCCGGTGAGCAATTCCGCCAGAATACCCGGGGATCCGACCTCTTTTTCGAGCTTTCGATCCGTGAGCAACTGATGCACGGTCATAACATCGATGGGCTGTTTCGCCGAATCCATGTCGCGAAGCACGGCATAAACCTCTTGATGGGCCGGTACGAAAAAGTCGTCCTTAATGAGATGCTCCACCACTTCTACGATTACTTCTCCAGGTTGCGCCAACATACAGCCGAGCACGGCCCTTTCGGCTTCGGCGCTGTAAAGCGCCTGGGGCATGAGCTCTTCTTCGCTCATTTGCGGTTCCTGATGTCGGCCACGGATTGGCCTGGAGCGGTGCGAAGTTGGCGGGACGGCGGATTGGCAACATGCATTTGATCTTCCCATCGGCGGGCGCGCAACCACGTAGCGGGATGTGGAATGAACTGGCCGCCGTCTTTAGTCCAAGCCGGCAATGTGCGCTGGATCCGAATCGCTTCGAGGATGTCTTCGATCTTGTCCACCATATCCGAGGTGAACGAACTGAATGCGTGAGGCTTGGCTATCTTTCGGGGATAGGCATTCCAGAAGCGATCGAACGCGGCGCCGATACGCGGATCAGATTTGGGTATATTCACGCGCCTGGCTCCATCCTTGGAAATGCGCAGCAAGATCGGCTGGCCATTCGTTGGACACAATGCCCAGTGCGATGCCTTGATCTCCCCAGGGTTATTGAGCTCTCGGAATTCCAGATCAAGATGATCCTGCTGGCAGCGCGCGCAGCAGACGACCGACGTCTTAAATGTGAGCAGGAGAGTCATCTCAATTTACCTCGTCGTACAGTTCTTGGTGCGAGTCCTGAAATTCCCGTATTGCCCAGCGAAGAGCGATGTGTGAGTCGGCGGCATGAAGAACGCCGTCGATCGCTTTGTACCAATACCAGCAGCAATCGATAGGAGATGTCTTATACTCCCAGCCCTGCGACCTCAGAAGTTTTTCCTCGGCCTGCGTCAGATCGTCCCGCATTGATTCAATTTCATTTATTAAGGCGACGACCTCAGTGGGAGTGAGTTTCATATTATTCCTTTGGTTTGAGTGGTAAAAGTTCTTGGACGCTCATGCCTAAGCCGTGGTAGGCGCAGCGTTTCGCTGATTTGCGAAGAGCGACAGCGAATCCTTCGATTGCGGCAGCTGAGCTCGCAGGCATATCAGCCGAGGCTGGAGAAGCCAAGAATTCCTCGATCAACTTCGCAATCGACGAGGCATCTTTCACGGATTCCTTCAGCCATTTGAGCGCGCTGTTGGTTTGCCGTTGCGCTGGCGTCACTTGATCTCCTCGAGGTATTCGGCCGGCACGCACCATTCGACGGGAACGTGGTCCCTAAAAAGATTGAAGCAGCCCTTAACGTGCGTACATTTGGTTGCAGTCAGCTCTTCGCCTTCTTTGACGTGCTGGCTGAGACCGGGAAGCTTTTTGATGAGGCGCACTTTCACAACAGCGGCCCTCCCAATTCCTCGATCGCGATCTCGAAGCGCGCCATTCCGGTCTTTTCGGCGAAGCATTTGCGGATCTTTTTGCGCACGATCTGCGCGTCGTTTTTCCAAAACCCGGCCTTCGATAGACCGTCGACCGATGATTTTGACAGATTATCCTCATCCGGATTGACCGGGGCCCAGATGAGCCCGTCGTCATAGCTCTTTGCCATCGCGTACTTGGGCCTGGGCAGCACGAATAGGATCTCGAGATGGATTGGGCCAAGCCATGGTTCGCGGGGCGCGTGGGGCTTAGCCAGCATGGCAATATCCATCAGATATTGTTTCTTCTTCGCCGTGGAGAATATGAGGCTGATCGCAGGTTTACCTCCCTTTGCCGGAATGTGACGAATGCGGTTTTCGCTCTGCATCGTCTGAGGGGTGATGGGAAGCGTGAATTTGATCATTACGCTCATATTTTTGAAAGTGATTCGTAGTCGGCCAAACACCAATCCGACCGACTACGTTTACGGTTGATCCGCCAAGTTCCTTATTTGATATTCGGAACCGACCATGCCTCACAAGAGGCCGGACGTTTTAGCCAGCGGAGCCGCAAATTATTTGATGGTTATCGAGACGTGATTGAAGAGGAACCAGAGATCGAGCGCCAGATGGACGATCCCCTCCACTCCAACAATCGCGGCCAGGATTACGAGGAAGAGTCTCACGGTTGATTAGAAATCGTCGCCAGGAGACGTGGACTTCTTGCCCTTCTTCTTTTTGTCCGGCTTGGCGCCCGTGAGCTCAGCCTGCTCTTCTTCGGAAAGGGTTTCGCCCTCGCCTTCCTTGGGCTCGTCGTCCTTCTCCGGCAACGTGTTCTCCGGATCGTGCTTCTCGTTGGCCTCGGCGGTGTGCTGCTCGTCGCTCTTCGGCTCTTCGAGATCCAGCACCGGGTTCTTCAGGTCGTACTCGGCCTTGGCGCGCGCGTCCTGAGCTTCGTTGTTCTCCGACGGCGTCATCGGCTGGATCTCGACTTCCTCGCCGGTATCGTCGCGCGTGATGCGCTTCTGGCCGATCTTCGGCGTGTCCATGGTCGCGGTGCAGGCGATCTCGCGGACCTCGTAGCCGGTGCTGACCATGCCGGAAAGGCTGACGGCCTCGGCGGTGACGGCCGATTCCTTAGCGGAGTAGTCCTTCACGACGCGGGCTTTGTCGTTCTTGATCTCGGCCAGCTTGTGGTTGGTCTCGGCAAGTTTCTTGCCGCGCTCCAGCAGCTCGGCGTCGTTGAATTGATACCGGAGTTGTTGCGAGCAGGGCTTCGTGGTGGGCTTATAGTTTTCGGGGATAGTGGGCATGTTGGTTCCTTTGTTGATAGTGATACTTACTTCTTCGGCTTCAGCCCGGCGAGGGCGGCGTCAGCCTGCTCCAGAAACGCATCGAGCTCGATCTTCTGAAAGTGGTCGCGGGAAGAATTGATGATCGAGGCTTGAAGCTGCTCGAGCCACACGCCGTTAATCGTGATTACGCCACCGTTGGGCGCCGGCACGTTGAGGTCGCCGCGGGCCGTGACCTCTTCGGCCAGGATCTTGGTTGCCTCGAGCGCACGTTTCTTGGCCTTTACTTCGGCTTGTTCTTCGATGTGTTTGGTGATTTCGGTTGGGATGTTCATATTAATTCAGGTCGAGATCCTTAGAGAAAGCGGTAACTTCAACGGCGCACGAGCGGGCGTTACGCACCACATCGATCGGAGTCATATCGCCGCCGCGCTTGAAGATGTAAATGCCGGTGAAAACTAGGGTGAGCAGGAATGATAGTTCTTTGCGCTCTTTTTCGTTGGTTGGGAGTAGGGTTTCGTTCATAGGTTATTTATTGGTTTTCGAGAGCACTTTGCATCCAGGCCGTCATGTGCTCTTCGGGTTCTGACGTCCTGTAAGTTGGCCATTCGTTGGTCTGCATCGCGCGCATCAGCGTGTGATAGGCGGCTTTGTACTCACGCCGACCGGCATCGAGAAAGCCGATCGGGCGGTCAACCATCTTGCAGATCCAAATGTTGTAGGGGAAATGTTCCTCGATCGCGACGAACCAGAACTCGCGGCGCACGATGTCCACGGCCCGCAAGATGTCCAAATACATGGCCGCCGAGAGGTAGTATTTCATGTCGAAGAGCTGCTTCGTAAACTCGACGGGGTCGGCGCTCCGAGTCTTTTTGAAGTCGATCACGGGCGCATCTGGATCCCGGGGCAGCAGATCGATTCGGCACTTCAGCTTGGCGATCTTGTCGACGAAAATGGACAGCTCGCACTGGCCGTTGAGGTAGGGCTTCAGGTCAGGATGGGCGTGGACCGCTTTAACCATTCCCTCGAGACTTTCCACTTCTCGCGCGCTGACGACTGGAAGCGTTTGTTTGTCCTCCCAGTCGGCGCAATATTTCGCGCGCCGGGTCCACTTGTGGCCGTAGCCATATTCTTCCGGCTTGACGACGTAATCCCTCTTGCCCTCGAGCATCAAGGCGTGAAAAGCGGTTCCCATCTTCATCGCGTCGGACTGAAACTTGATCGTGCCATCGATGATGCACTTCACCGTGGAAAGAGGCTCGGTCAGCACCTTCTTCAGCAGCGAGGAGCGCACGTAATCGTTGCGGCTCGAGTATGTCTCTTCGGACATGCCTTTGATGATCTGGTTCACGGAAGGAAAGATTCAATTTCAGCGGCCGATTTTCTTAGTTGTTTTGCGAAGGAGGCCCACCTTTTTGCTAATATCTTGTCTTCACTATCTACGAATTGGCCCACATCTTTCAGGAAGTCTCCCGCAGTAAATTCGTGGTACCCGCACTCGTCGCCTCCGCGCGATATACTAAACACGATTGCTCTTTTGCCGCAGGAATGGCTCACGCAAGCGTAAGGACGTTCTAAGCCCAATATGTCGAAATCGTCGACGGCATTCGAGGCAGTGATCATGATTTTCTCAAGGAATTCCTTTTTAATTTCCGCTCGAGCTTTCTTTTCCGCCAGCCTTTTGGATTTGCTCATTTGCCCTCTCCCTCGATCGTGACGGCAACTTCCTCGGAAAATACCTGCTGAAGGAAGGTCATCAGTTTGTGGGCCGCTTCTTTTTCAAGGATTACCGAGTGAGGATGCGCTTGAGGCTCGGAACCAGGTTTGTAGCTGATAAGGTCCCGGACCTGCGTGATCAGTAGGCTATTTCTCACGCTTGGCATGACTTCGGCGCGAGTACTGTTATTCAGTTCGATGGTCATTTTCCATCTCCCTCAATGGTAACCGCGACCTCATCGGAATCAGAAACCGACTCCAACCACAATTGTACGTCTTTCTCGTGCGACATCTTCGCGAGGATCTCCAGCCCGGCCTTATCGAGCAGGGAGGCGTCGCGGATGAGCAGCACGCGCAATTTGGGATTCAAAGCCATGCCGATCGCCGCGGACGCCCGTATCTGATCGCCGGTGGAGCATTGATCGAACGGAATGTTGTCGAGCGTGACGCCGGTATCGGTAAAGCCGAGGCCCTTGAGCGGGAACTTTGCCGCCTTCAGTTGCGCCTGCTTGTCCGCGTCGATGGCCGTGATCTGATCAGTCAGCGAGTCGTACTTCGCGATATACTTTTCGAGATTTGCCTGATCTGCCTTGAGCTGAATATTCGCCCGAATGTCGGCGTTGGTCGCCTCGGAGTTGGTGATTTTTTGCCTAATAGGTGAAACGTCCACACGCTTCATGCCGGCAACCGTCTCGGCCCGAGCTTGAATTGCCGCTACCTTCGACTTGCCGGCCGTCACTTGGGCCTCCAGCTTGCTCTTCAATTCGGCCAGCTTCGCCTCGGTGGCAGCGATCTCGGCCTTTGTGGCAGCAAGCGCCTGCCGATCCGCCTGAAGGCTGGCCTCGTCATTACGTAATGACGAGGCCGCCTCGTCTACTTGGCGATTGCGCGCCTCCGCTTCCTGCAGTTCCTTCATCAGGTCCGAAACGCTCACAGGTTCATCGGGGATTCCAGGCATCATCGATTTGCCGGCGACCTTGGCTTCCGCCGCCTTCACATCTCGGCCGACCATCGTGCGCTCGTCGAAGAGACCCTGGCGCTTCATGTCCAACTCGGAAAAGTCCAGCCCGACGAGCGACTTCAGCGTCTTGAGCTGCTTGCCCGGATCGGATTGTCCCATGCGGGCGAACTCGAGCGGGTCGAAGCTGAGTTTCCCGCACAGTTTGTTGAGCACGGATTGCGGCGTCGGGAAGACGGCGCCTTCCTTCGACGTGACCTTGAGCGTCGTCTTGTTGCCGTCCTTCTCAAACGTGCGGGTGACGATCAGGTCGCCCAAGTCGAGGATGACGCGAGCAAACTCCTCGTCGCCGTGAATCGGCTGCTCCGCGATCGAGTCGGCGCCGGCGAGCGCCATGGTGATCGCCCGCATGACGGACGTTTTTCCGGATCCATTCTTGCCGGAGAGCGTGACGGACTTGCCGTTGGCCTCCACAAAAATAGCTTTGATTCGAAGGATGTTGTCGGCTTTGAGGGAAACGATTTTCATAGGTAGATGCTAAAAAGAACTTGGCGTTCTAGGTGATTTGAGAGCAACCCGATAAACCAGCCCGTAATTAAACAGACCAGTACGTGCATTTATGTGAGCGGTTCTTCCTGCTGCTCTTTCTCCTGTTGCAGGGACGCGAGGCGAGATTCGTTGTCGGCGTATTCGGCCGTCTCCTTTAGCGAATCTTTGAATCCGGTCAGCAGCTTTTTCCGCTCGGCCGAAACCATGGCCCATGCGGATTTTAGTCCTTCGATGCCCTGGCTGGCGCCGAGTCGAAGCGCGGCCCGCGCCTGCTCGAGAGGATCGAATCCGCCGCTCCAATCGCGCAACGCTTTGCCATGGTCAGCCGAAATGTATTCTCCAGGCGCCATGATGGCATCGAACTCGCGGTTCGGCTTCAGGTTCTCCCGCCGCCGGCCACCATCGTGCAGCATGTAGCTGATCGTGGCCTCGAACATGAGGTTTTTTTCGCAGATGGGCTGAACGCCAAGCGATACCGGATGCTGAGGATCTTTGAAGTCCATCTTTTCCTGAGCCCGCACGCACAGAATGACGTGCATCGGCATGAAAAGAACGGTGTTCACCAGCTTCTTGTTCTCGCGCTTGGCCGTGATCCAATCGGCGATCTTCCGCGGAGAACCGTCCGCCTTGGGACGATTAGCGATGTCCTCACAGCCACCCTCGCCATTCCACGAGTGCGTGTAGGAATCGACGATCGCGACCTCGCAGCCGCTTTCACCGACCTGGCGCAGCGCGCGGCAGTAGCGGTCAGGCGAAAAGGGCGGCACCAAGTCGCCGATGAGAAACTTCTTCGGCGCGAAGACGTTCGCGTAAAGAGAACCGCGCCGGTTCTCAGCATCGAGCAGCGCGATCTTCTCCGGATTGCCGTCGGCCAGCCCGAGAGCGAGCTGCAACGCAGAGTAGGTTTTGCCGTCTCCGGTGCGGGAGGCGAGCACGATTACGAACTTGGCCAAGGCGCGGTCCACCGGCCGTAGCTGGATAACGTCGTCCACGTTATTTCTTTCCCACGATTTGCGTTCCTACCGCATCCGCGTACCAAGCCTCGACGGCCATCGGGTGCTGGGGCGCTCCAAAAATCACGCGGTGACGAATCTGGTCTTGGTGGAATGAGCGCGTTGGTCGGCTATCGGGCTCGGACGGGGCCATAAGCATGTCCATTGTGGCCGTCTCGAGATTCTGGAGAAGTTCCGCCGTCGCGCCGGAAGCGGCGACATTCAGCGCAGTGTGGTGGAATTTGTAATTGTAGCACATCCAGAACCAGAACATGCGCTCCTGCCTGGCGGTGGCGAGATCGGACTCGAACTTCTGGCGCTCGTTGTTGATGGCTACCCGACACTCTTCGAGCCATTCGTTGGCTTGGTCGAGCTGCTCCTGTAGCGAAGGTTCTTTGACACGATCTGTTTCTTGACGGGATTTGGCGGATGTGGTTTTCTTCATGTGGATTGGTCCTTTGTTTACCCGGTCGAGCGTTTGTCCGCTCGACCGGGTTTTGTTTTTAGAGATGGGCGCGAAGAGCTTCGACAACGATGTCGCTCTGGGTCGTGAGGCGAGAGCCCGCTTTCTTTTCGGAACGATTGCGCCCTTTGGCGAGCGCGCGAATCTTGGCGGTCAATGTGAGAGGGAGCATGAATCCGGTGAACTTCTTTTTCGCCGGAACCTTTTTCATAGGAAGCTTTTGGGCCATGCGCTACCAATAAACTAATTCCACGCGATGCCAAGAACTTTCTTCATATGAGGAGCATTTCTCCTCTGTAAAAAAGTTCTAGAAACCCATGAGCGACATCTTCGCCATGATCTCGTCGATCGAAATCGCGGCCAGCGCAGTACACATCCGAGCTTTATCGCATGGGCCGTCGGACGGAAGGAGGCCGATTCCACTGTGATAAAAGCAGGGAGCAAGATCGCATTCCCTTCGCGATTGGATGGCTTTGATCGATCCGGCTTCTTCCAGTCTCAACTTGGCATCGAATGAGCCGTATAGTCCTATGCCTGGAATGCCCAGCGCGGCCGCAAAATGGATCATGCTCGAGTCCGGCCCGATGACGAAATCGCACGTCTGCAGGAAGTCCATCGATTTTCGAAAGCTCCAGTTCATCATGCCGGTGCTGTGGAGATGTGGAATCGGCGTGATAATCTTCAGGCCGCCAGGCGCACAACAGATCACCACTTCCCATCCGGCGGCGAGCAAGGCATCCTTCAGTGCCCACACCAGCGGATAGGTTCGCACCGGCGTGGACGCCTTGAACTGGACCGCGATGCGTTTCCTCTGTTTCGGCAGTTCGCGATCAAACTCGGCGAGATCCGTCGATGGCTTGTAAGTCGTTTTGTGACTATCGGCTTTCACGCCCAGTTCGGTCGCAAAGATGTCGACGATATGGGCGCCGTTATTCTGCTCGATCGTGTGCTCGAGGGGGACGAGCCAATCCCATCGGGCGAGATCCCTCACGCGGATGGGGAACGCGACTTGAGAATCGACTAGGCCGGACCCCTCCAGGATCCAGTGATTATCTTGATTCGCCGCAAGGGCCAGATGCGCGGACGGGTATTTTTCGCGGAGCGCCTTCAATGCCGGCGTGAGAAAGAGGATATCGCCGACGCCGCCCGCGCGCATGATGAGGATGCTATTCGGGTTGTCGTAGTAGCGGCGCCCCATCTTCATCGGCTCCGTCTCGATATTGCCGCTGACCGCCATCGCAAATGGTCCCACCATTTGCGTCTCGACGACGTAGGGGACGTCCTTCTCCAAGGTGATGTTGACCGCCCGCAGCTCCTCCAAGAACTTGAGCTGGTGCATGCGGATAAAGCTAGGACACTTGCGGCCATTTGGAAATCTTTATTGGCGGCGCCACTTGTGATCGCGAAGAGCTTGGCAAGCGACGCGCAACGTTGATCCTATGATGCTCATATTCGCATTCCATTTCCGCGTCTAGCCAGTCGGAGAGGGCGTTGTTTGGGCGCATGCCTCGTTTGAGCCAAATGAAATAGGCCCTCACCTGGATCTCTTCGTGCGCGGGCTTTGTCATGTTCGTAGATATTGCGCGCCGCCGGGAATGCGAAAGAAGACGGGCAAAAGGCCTTGTTTAATGTTTCCGCCAAGATTTATGAACGATTGCGGGCAAAGATCGATGGGACGATTCAAAGAGACGCCATCTCGGGGAATGGTCTCGGGCCCTACATCGATCAGTTCAAGGATGGCCTGAGTGCCGAGATGGATCCCGCCCGGCCCGCGCGTGATGGAGTTCACGGTGATGAGCGTCTTCCACGGGATAGGGCCCAGCGGGCTGTCAGCGCAGTGCGGAACCTCGTGGCCGTTGGCCGTCTTCCACATGGGCAGGGAGCAGCCGCGGACGCCCATCTTGGTGTTGTCGACGCCAGATGCGGTTTGGCCGTCGTCAAGGCTATCTGCGGGCCCTCCGAACCAACTGGCGATCACCGGCTCATCGAACGTGCCGATGAGCAGATCCTCGCCGTCGACGATGGGCTTCCAAGTGATCATTTTGCCGCTCGGTTCATGCTTTCAAACGCCTGCGCTCCCTCGGCGGTAACGAGAAAGAGATCGCCATGCGGAGTGAATGGGTATTTCGGAGCCATCTCCTTGACGCCAACTTTAGCCCAGAGCGCGACGTATTTGTCGACGTACCCCGGATAGACTTCGCCTCCAATCAGCGCATGGTTCTCGTCATAAAGCCAGATCTCGCGCCCATTGGCATCGTGAACGAAGCCGGCGGACTGGACGTTGCCGACGTAGGCGATACCAGACGGATCGGATGCGCCGGTCGGTTGCGTTGGTGTGCCGCAGCCGATTAGTGTGCAGGTCGCGATACACAACGCGGCTAGTGTGCAGCGAAATGAGGAAAGGGCGTTCATTACGAACTCCGCTCCTCGAGAGTTGTCGGATTGCCCGCAATCGCATCGGTGACCGCCTTGGCGTCGAGAGCCTTCTGCTTCTGCTCTTCAGCGGAAGCTCGAGCTGCCACCATGGACGGTTGATCGAAGAAATCGACGACGCTCATTCCGGCCTTGAAGCATTCGGTGACCATGTTAGCCACCGCGCCAACGTCTGTGGTGATGCCGAGAGTGAGAGGGTTTGCCATATCGAGTCGATTGGCGATCGCGCGCAAAATGAAGGCAACGATCTTTGCCATTTTAAAGATAGCCGAGAAGATAGGCCACCAGCAGGACGACCAAGACCAGGCCGAGACCGCCGCCGCCGCCGATCGGCCCGGCGTACTGATAGCCCCCGCCGCCAAACAGCAGCAGGAGCACAACGATGAGAACGATAATGCCCATGATCACGTTAGTTCGAGGCAACGTGGAGATCGTAGGCGCTTTCCGGCCGCACGCAGCCGTATGGCGCCCGGAGATCCGCGTGAAGCCGCATCAGCGGCGACACGTAGGTCAGTTGCTTCGAAGACGACAACGGGCGTTCATTCGTGACGTAGAGTTTGCCGTGATCGCAATGGACTTGGAACACCGCAGTTGTAGCTGCAGGAGATCCAGCAGGGGCGGCTGCCTGAATGGCGATCTGCGCCGACGTGATGGCCGAGGACTGAGCGGCGGCAATCTGGGCGGTCGTCGCGCTCGGATTGGCGGCCTTGATGTCGGCGCCGAGCTGGTTAGCGGCCGCGAACACATTTTTAACCGTGGTGCCCAGATTTGCGCTGGCGGCCGAACCGAATGCGGCTTGCGCGGCTGCGAGGCCCGTCGTGGCGTTGAGCTTTCCGCCATTGCTACCGACAGACTGTTGCGCGGCGGAATAGGCGGCGGCAAGCTCCTGACCAGTGGCCAAGGCGCCGCTGATAACGGCGGGAGCGTTGGAAAGAAAGGCGGCCTCTTGGGCGGCGGAGCACGCGGCAAGACATAGGCAGGAGAATGCGGCGAGTGCCGTACGGGCGGCTTGGGGGAGATTTCGGAGGAATTTCATATTGTGGTTTTGGGTGGGGTGGGTGTTGGAGGAGTGCTGACGAGGTTCGGAGGTTGAGGTGCGCCAAGCCAAGCCCGGACCTTTAACTCGACTTGGGCGACGATGAGATCATAGAAACTTGTGGCGAGCGCTCCGCAAATAACGCCGGAGCCCAGCGCGTAAACGATTGAAAGAGTTCCCATCTGGCCGAGCATAATCAAGCATCCGGCGCCGATCGAGGAAAGCTGAACCATCCACGGCTGCGCGTACTTTGCCGGGAACGCCTTGAACATGCGGACGATCGCGACGCATACTGCCATCGCGAAATAAAGCTGCGGTAACTGGAAAACCGTTGGCAGGTATGATGTCCAGGACATGGGTTGCTTCTACTCCTTAATTTTTTCCGCTTCAAGTTTATTTCTGGCTTGCTCGATTCGCCGCCGCGTCTTTATTGATTGCCCGCTGCATTTCGTCCAACTGATCCGCCTGCTTTTGCAGCACGAGATCGTGCGCATTCAACGCCGAGGTCGCGCCATCCACCTTGGCCGACACGGCCTTGATCCATTCCTGATTGCGATCCGTCGTGTCGCCCAGGCTTTGCACCTTGGCGTTGGTCATGTCCACCTTATGCGCCACCTCGGAAATCTGCGCCGAGACCTCGTCGTTCTTGGTATCGACTTTGTGCGAGACCTCGACGATTTGAGCGGAGATGCCACCTAGGACAGCGCAGGTTGCCCATGCGCCCGCCGCGGCAAAAATGATGCCGCTCCAAAGAACGTAAATGTTCGCCGTGATTTTTTCGAGTGCTTGCGTCATGTTGCTTGGCTGTTTTTGATGGCGGTCTGATACGCCGTGAAGGCGAGCTTCGGGACGCCGTTGGCGACAAGGCCGAAGAACTCGGATTGAGCGGCGCCGGTCTTGCCGGCATAGGCTTTGGGCTCGTCGTAGAGCTCGAAAACAAAGATGGCTTGGACGTTGGGCGCCTTGCTCAAGTCGGCGATGGTGGCGGTGATCTGGGCGCCTTGCGCGGCCTGGTCTTGGTTGCCGGGCGCGGTATTGCTGTAGGAACCGTTCTGCGCCGGCGTACCGGCGACCATGCGATTGGTCTCGGTGATCCACACGAGCATGGAGGGCGCGCCTTTCTGCAGTTGGGTCCAACCGCGCGCGGGGAAGGCGGCGAGGCATTCGGCGGGCACCTTGCCATGCATCGGGCTGTCGATCCACGAAAGCGGCGCGTTGAAGGATTGGCATTGCGGCTGGTACCAGTGCCATGCGATGGCGTCGCAGGGCATGCCGGCGAAGTGCTCGGCGGCCTGGTAATCGTAGATGCGCTGAAGGAAGCCCCAGTGGTAGTAGGTGCCGCCGATCATCACGATCGGAGCGGGCAACCCGGCGGCCTTGTAACCCGCGTGCAGCGCATCGTACCAGGCATAGATCGCACCGATCAGCGCGACTTCGTTACCGGGCGTTTTCTCGGTGTAGTGCGCCGGGATGGTGCCATCCGAGATGATGTGGTAATAGGCGTCCTCCATTTCGTTGCCGATTTCCCATGCCGGGATTTTGTAGCCCTTGGCCACGACGGCGGCGACGAAGGCTTTCGCTTTCGGGTACTCGGCCTTGTAGCTGTCCATGTACGACAGGCCCGGCGTCACGGTCGGATGCATCACGGGCAAAGCGGTCAGGCCTGCGGCCGCCGCCGCGGGGCAGAACATATCGAGGTTTTGCGGCGAGTAGGGCGGTTGCGCCATGTCGAGCGAGCAGCGCACGTAAGCGCAGCCGAGTTGCTTGGCCAGGCCCATGGCCGCCGCCGCGTTGGCGGGCGTCCAGAAAGCGTACTCGGGCCACGCGGGGTGAAAGCAAACGCCGAATTGAATTTTGCCGGGCATATTATTTTCCCTTTCGGATGTTGAAAATTCGTGGGGTTCTTTGCACGCCTCGGCGAGGTATCACGCTTGGCTTGGAATGCTTAAGGTTACACGCTCTGACGTAGCTGACGACGAGAGATTTGGTCCAGCGCATTTTGTTTTGCTCGAGAAAGCTGACGCTGGCGTGACTAACGCGCATGAAGCGAGCCACTTCGGCTTTGGTTGCCCGGCAGTGCTCTCGCCACTTGGTCGCATGCTCGGCGATAAAGGATTGTTCGACTTCATAGCAGAGTTTCGCCTTTTCAATGTTTGCTTCCATCTTGTCGGCAACATCGATGATCTTTTTACTGCAAACGGCGTTTCTGTATTGAAGATCGCCCATTAATTGCCTTCCAAAATAATCGTATCCGTCGTTGTTGTTCCTGTGACCGTAACGGCTGTTGTCGAAACGTTTGTGGCAACTCCATCGGAATTCACCACAACCGGCGTATTAGTGAAGGCAACTGGAAAAGTGTAAGACGCCGTACCGAGGAGAGCTGTTGTGTGAATAATAACGTTTTTATAACTCGAACCCTGAAACGGCTGAGAGAATACCGCGCTTCCCGAGGTTGAGCCGCTGACGGTCGTTTGCGCTGCGTTAATGTTGGCGTGATCCATCTGCACGAAGCCGGTCGTATTCGCGGCGGTCGTGCTCGGCGCGGTCGAGCCATCTCCGACCAAGCCCTGATCGTTGATGTTGATCGCGCTGGCAGAGTATCCGACATAGTTGCCGATGAGCCCCTGCGTGGCTCCTCCCGCAGTGCGGTAGAGTTTGACCGAGTAGCATCGATCCGTGGAAGCAGTGCCATTGAGGCCAATATAATTAGAACTCGAGAGCGTCGTAGGACCCGTGGTGATGGTTTGGGGATAGGCGTTAACGAAGTTTCCAAGCACATCGTAACCCGCAAGAACGTAGGTGTAGGTCGTTGTGTTTGGTGTGCCATGCGTACTGAGCACCAACGAGTTAATCGGCGGCGTGACGGAAGCCAGCAATATCCCCGCTTGTAGTCCACCCAAGGTGGTGGGCTGATTGGCATGACTGGTCTGCGCGGAGGCGATGGAAGAAACCATCCCCGTAGCCGTGCGACCCAAGGCGGCATCATTCCAGTAAAACTGGCCGGTCAGTGATTGGTCGAAAAAACCGGTCGTGCTGGAATTGCACTGGAAAACTCCACCTGCCGTGTAACTCCCCGCATTCCACGCGCCCGCCGCGCTTAGCGCGAATGTACCCGCCGAACTTTGAATGACGTTAGACGGGTTGTAGGCGGCAGGCGTGCCGGAGCCGAGGCTGATGCCATTCGGAAACACATTAAAATCAGAGGTGATCGGTCCTTGCTGAAAGTAGTTCGGGCTGGCGCTGACAAGCTGGCCGGTAATCAGATTGGCGATGGCAACATGACCTGCCGCGACCAAATGAATGCCATCGGAATAGTAGTAAGTGGCGTAGGCGTTGGAAGGATCGGTCACCGCTTGGCCTCCCGCGTCGATGACTAGATTTGCGCCCGAGGAACTGCTGCGAAGCCAGTTGCAAATTGTGAATCGCGTGGTGTTGGGAGTGGCCGTCCATACATTCGTGAAACCGTTGCTTCCGTAAGAAACCTGAGTCGGCGTTAAAGCCATAACCGTATAGCCCCATGCCTTGGCTTGGGTAATCGCAGCGCTTATCGCAGTCTCAATCGTGCTCGCAGAAGCGCCACCATTACCGATGTCGTTTAAGGCGTTATCATCACCAAGAATTACGATGGGATTCGTTCCGCCATCGCCGCCGTTGGCGGTTGATCGATGCGGGTAAAGGTCCGCCTCAAGCCGGTCGGTGATGTTGTTTCCTCCGAGCGTGATCGAGGTTCCGGACGCGACTGATGCGGTCAGCGGCGCGGATAGCGTCAGCGTCGTGCCCGAAAGCGTTCCTGTTGTGCCGAGGGGAATGCCAGTAACCAGATTCGCGGGATCGACCGCCATCGCACCCGAGGGCGCGGTAGGCGACGTCGTGAGCGTGATTGTCGTTGCGCCCGATGAGGCCGTTCCACTTGTTGTGACCGTTTGACCGCCCACAGTTCCGGCAGGACTTTGAGCCGAGCCGACCGCGCCTTGGATCAGGTCGGTGCAGGTGACGGTCGTGATCGTGCCGTTGGTGAAGGGATTCGAGCCCGTCGTGTTTTGGCAGGAAAGCGTGACGGTCGTGCCGGTCACGAAGCCGACGATGGTGCCCGCAGGAATAACGCCCGTGCCTCCGCTGCCGGTGACCTGCTGGCCAACCGTAATGCCGGTGGCGCTGGAGACCGCAAGCGAGGCAGTCCATGCGCCAGCCCCGCCCGCCGCGCTTGAGACTGTGCCGTTAGTCGTGTAGGTCTTCAGCTTTCCGGCAAACTGCGCGCTCTGGGAAATGAGGTAAGCCCAATCTTGAGCGAAGGGATTGGTGTTGCGGTAGCCTTGCGAGATCGATGCACCAATGACGACAAGCGCCGAGGAGTTTTGGATCGCGATGTTGGCGGAAGGCGCGCCAAGATCGACAACCGTCAGCGATAGCGACCCGCCGAGGGAAACGGAATGGGTGTTGAGCGTGATGGCGCTGTTGGCGAGATAGGCGTTCCCGATGGCCGTGCCGTTCCAAGTGCCAGTCGTGATCGGGCCGAGCGTGGTGATCGACGTAGAGCCGATCCACGGCGCGTAAGTTGAAGGAGTGACGCTGAATTGTGTGCCGGAAAGCGTTAGCCCGGTGCCTGCCGTATATGAGCCACCGCCGCCCCCGCCGCCAGAAGGAGGCGTATATTGCCCGATCGCAAGGCCCGTCGAAAGAAGGACCAGCGCGAAGATGGTTTTTATCATGGCGTTATTGGTTGTCGTCCGCGACGTAGGCTACAACAACGGTGCCTCCAACGCCCAGGCCGTAAACAGGCCCTTGAGTTCGAAAGGTGACCGCCGCGCCAGCTTTGAGCGGAAACCCGGTGCTCGCAGTGACGCCTTGATTGCCGACGTAGACGGTGTTCGTGGCGTCCGTGTTCAGAATCGTAATGCCCATTTTGGACGTATTCGGAGTCTGGACAGACGGTTGCCAGATTAGCGTGCCTCCGGCTGTCGTGGGAATGCTGACCTGATTGACGTTAATGGCCGCCAAAAGCGGTCCGGTCGACAGCAGGGCGCAAAGAAGGATTGAAAGGTAGGTTTTCATGGGGATTATTTGCTGAAGCGAACGTCCCACTTGTACGAGCCGTTTGCCTGTTTGACGATCTGAAGAATGCTGATTTCGTCGATTGTCTTGCCGGCAGGAAGAGCCGGAAAGGGCGCTGTCGTCAACGCGGTTAAGATGGCGGGCGCGTCAGCAACGGCGATAACTTCTGAAGCTTCGAGGGTTACCGGAGTGAGTGGTTCGATCATATCTGTCGTTTCGCTGTCAACGCCCGAATGGTTACACCGATGCCATAAGGGTAAATCTTCCGTCGCCGATGTAGAAATCCCATGCGATGCCGGATTGATAAAAGAGTTTGCGCGGCTCGCTGACCGTGTTTCCGTCGGGCGTGAGCGTGCCAGTGGTAGCGACGGGCTCAATTGCGGTTACGGGCGAGTCGGGGTTCGACAGATCGACGCCGAACAAATAGCCATTGCTGACGGGAACGGTGGTGGTAAAGGTTTGATCCAGCATGTGGGTGGTAGGATTCCAGCTATTGGAAAGCGCGGTAAGACTGCCGAGGCCATTATAAACCGTCACGGTCGATGTTCCGTAGATCAGCGCCTGACCGGCGCGAACGTTAATGACGGGATCGCCGTCGGCGGCCCAGTCCGAAGGCGTGAGTCTCGTGGCTGGCGCGCTCAGGGCAATGGTGATGGTGTCGCTGCCCTTGGTCCATACGCGGGTAGAGGAGGTTTGCGAGGTGAGCGTGTAACCGGGCTTCGGAGTGTACTCGTTGGAAGGGTAATTGCCCGCACCATCAATAAACAAGGTGGGGCTGCTCCGCGAGGTCGTGGTTGTGACTCCGCCAATGATCGACGTGGTCGTGATGGTGGCGTACCAGCCATCGCTCATATCGAAGGCAGGGAAAAGGCTGTTTGCAAAAACGTAGACGATCTGCCCGTTTGCATTAGGGAACCCCGACGAATCTGCAAGAAAGGCTCCAACCGGAACACCGAAAAGCGAGGGGAGGTAATCCTGCACACCACCGAAGATGGCGGCGGACGCGGTGGCCGGCGGGTCGCCTCCCACCCACCCGGCCAGCGGGGTGTCGTCGCCGGGAAGGGTGAGAGATGCGAGGGAGATATAATCAATGTCGTTGACGGAATCGTGCTCAATCGTCTGCGATACGGATAAGAATGTCGGACCCGTTAACGAGGTGGTATAGTCCGCTGCGGTGGCGGGGCTGCCGTCATCCGAGTAGCCGTAAAGCGTGTTAGTTGTCTTGAGATAGCCGTAAGGGATGACGGCGTCGCCGTTCGGTATGAAATACGTTATGGATGGGTCCACAGACCAACCGATGAAGGCATCAAAACCGGCGAAACCTGAAGTAGAATAGGTGTTTCCCGACGAACTAAGTTCAAAGATCGAACCGTCGCCCTGTTTCACATAGAGGCCCAGGCCGGCGAAGTTAGGAGGCCGGAATTGCGGAAAATTTCCGGTGATGGTTAGGTGACTCACCCGCCCCCCGTTCCCTGCCAGGTATGGATGACAAGACGCGAGCCCGCCGCCCAGTAGGCGGCCGAAGCGGTGTAGAGCAAGTTGCCGGTAAAAGCTTGGACCCACGCGCCGGTAGAAGGGTCCACGGTGCCGATGAGCTTGGTGGTGTAGCCATCGGTTTCGAGCGTGCTGGGATCGGTCGATCCGGCGGTGACGATGCAGTCGGTCAGGTAACCGCCAGCCACCGTGCCTCCGAGGTAAACATAATCGCCTTTATACACCGTTAGCGTGGGGAGCGCGTAAACCGGAGGCATGGCCCCATTGCTGATAAGCTGCCACATATAAGTCCCCCCGACAGTGGGGCTAACATTCGCATTCACCACGCCTGGCTGAAGGGTCAGGGTATAACCGGAATCGCCGGTGGTGTCGCCATCGACTGGAACGAGGCCGATCTCTTGGAAAGACTTGGGCGTTGCGACGCTCTGCGTCACAGAGGGCGCGCTTCCATTTAAAAGTGCTCCCGCAAGACCGTTGTGCAAAACCCTCACCGTGCTCGTGTCTCCGACGTTCTCGAGCCGCCAGAGCGCGATGATCAGCCTCTTGAGCAGATTGAAGGTATCCCCGGAAAGGTCGTACCTTTTCCCCGGCGTAGCCGTCTTCTGATTGAGGAGTGAAATGAGCGAGTCCATTAGCCGTAGACGGAAGACGGAAGTTCACGCGGTCCGGAGTTTTGCCAAGACCGGCGGATGTCGTAAACGAGGGCGCGCTGTTGAAAGAACGTGGGCATCTGAAGCCAGTTGCCGCTGGTCGAAGGTGGAGATCCGTCGGGAGATGTTTGCGTGCAGTCCGCGCTGCAATCCGGTGGGCTCGAGGAAACCGAGCTCTCGACATAGAACCCTTTCGAGATCATATATTCCGTGTAACCGCCGAGATTGTCCCCGGCTGATGCCTTGAAGCTATAGGAACCGTCCGGATTGGCGATATAGTCCGTGCCCGCCGCGCCGGCTGCACTGAGAATAGAAGAAAGATTCGGACTGGCCTGAATTGGCACCGTAGCCGTGCTGGGCTGGTAATCGTAAACCGAGATCGCGCCAGGAAAGGCGCCGGCGTAGTGGCCGGTGATGGTGCTGTAGGCTTTATCGTAATCGAAGGTGACCGTTTCAAGATTGAGCCACGCAAAAACAGGATGCACGCTGCCGAATGCGGGAGCCAAGTCGGAAATGAGCGACGTGGGCGCTTTCCAGGTCACATCGCCTTCAGCCAAGCCATATCTGCTGACTGAAACACGGCCCACGGCTTGAATGGTGAGCGCGATCGACCCGCGGTAGGTTAGCTCGACAATACCATTTTTGACGATGGTCAGCGATGGAGGGTTTGAGGTAGGCATGGCTATATCGCTTCCTTCTTTTCAGAACTACTCGCAGCCCATTTAGCCGAGTTCGTCGCGATGACCGTCAACAGCCCCGTCTGCTTCTGGTTTTCTGTCAAAAGAGGATCGGTCGGCTTGACCTGCGAAGACGCCGGCTTCGCCACCGCCCCTAAAACGGCGTCCATGCCAAAATGTCTGCCGCCGCCCTTTTGCGCGCCAAGTCCTTCATGGCCCAGACTACCCATTCCGTGATGGCCGCCGCCTTCCGGCGCATCGAGCGGGCTCGGCCCACCAAGCTGAGGAATGTTTCCTTTGCTTGCGGCCGCCTGTTGAGAAGCGCCAGGGCCCATTTTGTCGTAGATCCAGTTCTGCGGACGATTAGCCGACGGCAGGCTGTCCGAACCTCCGAAGGTGAGCATTTTCTTCAAGATCTCGTCTCGCTGAGTACCGGTCGACGCTTCCGCCGCTCCATGGAGCCTGTCTTGTTCTCGCATGCTTTCGTCTTGAGGAGATTCCGGCTGTTGCGCGGGCCGAGGCTGAGCGGGATATTCATCGGTGCGGGCTGGAGACTTCTGATCTTGATCGACGTCATTATCGGAGACGCCAAATCCCGCCTGCCGTCCTGCCTCTGCTTCTTCCGGAGTGAATTTATTGACCGAATTAGGAGCAATGGGCCCAACGGCCGTCTGCTTGGTCATGTCCGCTATTTCCTTATTCTTGGCAAGGAAGCTATCCAGCGCGTCGTTTTTGCGATCGTCCGCCGCCTGCTGAATCGCGGACGCCTTGGCCGCATCATTGCTGGCATATTTTCCGCCAGCAATGTTTTGGGCGGTGTATTGCGCTTCGCGCTCCTTCTGCCGATTGTTGGCCGCCTCGATCGATGATTGATTTTCGAGCTGCCGTGATTCGGCGAGGTGCCCGGTCATTAAAAGCGCTTGGCTACGAAGTTGGTTGCCAGCAAGTTTCGTCGCCTCTTGGCTCCGGTATGCTTCGAGCGCCGCCTGTTCCTGCGAGATCTTGAGAAGCTGGATGGCATTGGCCTGCTCCTCTTTGGTGAGATCTTTGCGCGCCTGAATGGCTCGCACTTGATCCTGTAGAGTGCCCCACTGGTCCTTGGCGGTGCCGAGCGCTTCTGCGTTGATCTCCGCGACGGCTTGATCGATGTCTTGGAGCTTTTTCGCTGCCTCGGCCTGTTTCGTGCGGTACTCGAGCGCCTGTTTCCGGCCGGCCTGTTCTGTGTCGAGCGCCTGTTTGGCCTGATCAATCTGGTCCTGAGTCATGCCGTTAAGCTTGCCCGTCTGGTCCAACTGATCCTTCTTTGCATCGGTGATCTTCTGTTGCGACTCGAGCTCTTCTTCCGGCGTAAATGGAGCGCCCTGGACGGCCTTGGCCTGTTCGGCGAGAATGGGGGCTTCCGCGGCCGACTGCGCCTTGGAGATACCGAGCTGCTGGGTCGCGGATGCCGCCTGAGCCTCTTGTTCGGCAGGATTTGCCAGCCGCGCTTGAGTCACAACGAGCTGCCGCCCGAGTTCTTGGCGCTTCTCCTGCGTCAAATCAGGCTGGGCGAGCTGCGCATTGATTTTGCCCTGCTCACCGCCGTAGGTGGCCATGATGCCTGTCTGGGCCGCGTTCACGCCATTACGTAATGATGCGTTCTGGGCCGCTGACGCTTCGGCTTTCTCGCGATCGGCGGTCGCTTTAGCGATGTCAGATCGAATGGAATCAGTGTTGACCCGGCGCCCCGCCTTGTTCGCGTTCACTAAACGCGCTTTTTCCGCGTCTTCTTTGGCCTTGGCCTCGTCGACGGCCTTTTGATCCGTCTGCTCGGATCCCATCGCAGTCTGCTGCTCTGGAGTGAGATTGAGCTGCTGTTGCGCAAGCCGCTTCTGAACATCGATTTGAGCCGCCTGCTCTTTGGCCGCCGCATCTGCGCGCTGCTGAAGAATTGCTGCCTGCCGCTCCGGAGATACCCCGACAAGCTCCCGCTGTTGCGCCGCCTGCTGCGCCCCGAGTTGGAAATCGAGCACTTGCTTGTTCTGGTCGTCGGACAGTGCGAGGCCCTGCTTGCCCTTGATCTGAGTCTGGAGACCTGTTCCCTGGGCGATGGCGTCCTTGGCTGCTTTGATCTTGCCGTCGACCTGGTTGAAATAGTCCAGCAATCCGCCAATGACGGGCGCGGAGCTCTTTTCGGCCATCGCGGCGTTGAGTTCATCCTGGCCCGTCTTTACCAGTTCGATCGCTTTTTGGTACGCCGCCGCCTGATCGGTCGCCGTCTGAATGTTGTCGCTCTGTTGCTTGAGCTGCTTTACCGATTCCGCCGTCGCGTCATTGAACGTTTTGATGGCTTCCGACGCCGTCTCGTACTTATTCCAGAGAATCGTCGCCCCGACGGCCAGCACCGCAAAAACGCTCACCACCGCCCCGGCTCCGGTGAAAAGCATCCCGAGCCCCTTGGCGAGATAGGACACCCCTTCTCCGAGCAGCTTTACCGCCCCAGTGGCCAGCTTGGCGCCCGCGCCCATGGCGACGGCTTCCGTGCCCACCACCGCCTCTTTGGCGCCAGCGGACGCAACGTTAGCAACATAGTTGGGCGGAAGCTCGGGACCGAAGGATCCAGCCGGCCGCCGCGCCTCATTGAAAGCCGTCTGCGCGCCCTGAAAAATGGTCGACAGGCCGCCGCCAACGGATCGCGCGCCAGTTTTCATCTTGATCACCGCCTTCTGAGCGCCCGCTTTTTCCGCCTGTTCAGCCGCGTAGGTTCCCGAGATCGCCGGGCCGGCCGCGTTGGCCGCGATTCTTTCGGCCTCAGTTTGCAGAATGGTCGCTTTGGTGAGATCCTCCGTTTCGGCCGTGGCGCGCCGCACGGACGCCGCGTAGCTGTTGAGCCCGAGCGCGGAATCCCGAAAGAACGCGGCCAGCTTCAGGGCAGAGAGTGCCAGCGCCGACGTCGCCAAGGTTGCGAACGCGATCGAAAGACCTCCGAGAAGCGTCGTGAGCCCGGGAATCGATCCGATCATCCGCACGATGCCGCTCTGGAGGTAGCCGAACCCGACCGATACCCGGGCGACAATTTGGAAGATCTGAGTCAGCACCGGCGCCGCCTTTTCGAGCAACTGATTTTGCGCCTCGAGCCCGCGCTTCATGCCGTCGTTGTAGATCTGCCCTGCCGGCGCCACGATGCCCGCCTTGGTCGTTTCCTTCTTCCCCTGAAGATCCTCGATCGTCTGCGAAACGCCCTGCATCGCCCCTTGAGCTTTCTCGAGGTCCGCGCGCGCAATGTTCCATGTGGAACTTAATCCAGCACCAGCGGCTTGAAGGGCGACGACGCGCTCAACTGTCGTTTGGGAGATAACGCCCATGTTGCGCAGTTCTTCCGCCGACGCGCGCACCGGTCGGCCGTCCTGAAGGTCGCCGTAGAATGCGCCCACCTTCTCCGCGGCCGTGCCAAATTGTTGCCCGGAAGCCGCTGCCACATCTCCAACCAGCTTGAGGTTGTCCTGGGTAATCAGCGCGCCCTTCGTGAGTTGCTGCAGCGCTTTGCCGCCCTCAATCACGCTTTCGAAGCGGAAGGGCGATTTTTCGGCGAACTGAAAGAGATCCTGAAGCCGGGCCTTGGCGGTCGCAACGCTCTTGGTGAGCTCGGCAAACTGTTTCGTCATCGCTTCCTTGGCCGCCGCCTTGTCCATCGCGCGTGCCACGAGCTGAGCCGTCTGTTCCCATTTCACAAGGGATACGATGATGCCGCTCATGATGCCGGCGACGGCCCCCAGAGGACCGAGAACCTTGGTAACGATGATGCCGCCCACGAGCTGCATCCCGGCGGCGATTTTGCTTCCGCCGGAAACGAGAGTGGCGACGGGCAAAAGAAGATCCCCGCCATAGTCGCTGGCAAGCTTACTTAGTCGTGGGGTTGCCATTGGCCTCCTTTTCTTTCTGCTTACGCTCCTCTTCGGCCATCTTCTTTTCGAAAGCTTCCTCGATCGCCTCTTCAACGGCCGTGACGAACTTGATCTTGTCGTTCCCAGCGTGAATGGCGAAGTAGTCCGCCCACCCGAACGCTCGACCGATCGGCATCATCATTACCTTTTCCTCGTCCCATCCCGACGGAACAATGACCGCCGTCGCGGACGCCATGACCCGGTCGAGATCCAGCCTGCCCATGACCTTGTGCTTTCGAACGACGTTGCCCTCGTCGTCGTATTCCTCTCCCGAGTCTTCCCACTTTTTGGCCTCAACTAAGAAGTCCGCGTAATAGTCGCGCCACGCGTCTATCTGGTTTGAGAAATTGCAGGTAGCGATTCGAAGCTGATTGCGACGCCTGCGAAATTGCCCAGGACTCAAAATCCGATCCAGCGTATACCCTTCCTCACTCCAAGGCGATGAACAGATCTCCGCTCCTATGAGCAAATGCGACGCCTTGAATGGCCGATCTGGATGCAAAAGCGGGCTATCGATCGACTGCAGTAGGTGCAGGTAGTAGTAGCAAAACGGCTTCAGGCGAAAGCCGTAGACCTTGCGACCGGGCTTATTATCCCAAGCCTCGCTGAGATACTTATTTTCCATGAAGGCTCACCGCCTCCATAGGTTAAGGATTCGGAATTCCGGGGTACGCAGTCGCATCGAACGAAGACTTAACAAAATCCTTGTTCTTTTGCACGCGCGTAACTTTCTCGACGATGTAGTTGAGCCCGTTAAAGGTGAAAACAGATCCGGCAACCGCGGGCGTACCCTTGAGCGTGCCCTGGAACGAGGCGGTCGGCTTGGTGGGCCCGTAAACCTTGCCCACGCAAATGCCGTTCTGGTCGGCCATCTCTGCCATGAACTCCGGCGAGAGATCTTCATCCACCTGCTCGAGGTAAAGGAAATTGACGACTGTTACGATGCCGAAAACCGCATCCTGTACGCCGCGTTGGACGAATGTTGCCATGTTGTTTTAAGGAATGTCAACCGGGCGGGATAATAGGAGGCGTGTTCGTCTGCCGAAACCCGACCCGCAGCTCCACTTCATCCTCGTAAGCCTGTTCCTCATCGGCAACGAACTGGGACATTTGCGCCATGCCCTCCACGATCAGGTTGAGCGTCTCGTCTGCAATGCAGGTGTTCGCATTGCAGAGCGTATCAGATAGAGACCGCACCAGCTCCATGCATTCACCGATCCGCGCGTCCTGGGCGGCGGTGATCTGCGTATTGCTGTCCGTCACCACGATGAATTTGATCACGCCCAAGTAAACCCCGGACCCGCGCGGCTGCTCCAGCACCTCTTCCGCCACCACGGAAAAATACGGCATCGTGACTTGCCCGTCGTTGCGCCCGGGCAGCACCTTAAAGTCCGTGATGAACTGACCGAAGACGTCCGCGAGGACTATCTCGATCGATCGACGCGCTCCGGTCACCACTCACCTCCACCAGGACCAGCCGAGCCTTCGAGTATGGGACCGATGCGCAGGGTGAACACCGGCCCGGCGCAATCGTCGACCAGCCGGATCTTGCCCACGAGACCGTCGGAAAAGGTGACCTGATCGCCGCCCGAAATATCCCCGCCGGTCGCAAGAAAATCAGTCCGCAAGATGTTGACCGATGCGCTAACCTCGTAAGATTGGCCGCCCCGAATGTTCCTCTTGGAATTGGTCCGCTCCGTGATCACCGCCCGGACCGTTATGCCCTTGATCGTGATCTCGTCCGGCATCTCCACTAGGGCGCCGTCGAGCTGAGCTTCTAAAATTCCTTGGTCGAAGTCAGATAGCGGGTTCTGCACTCACTTGGGAGGCTGTCAACGCCTTGCGCCGCGCGGCCGCCTCCCTCATTCTCTGAATGGTCTCAGGCGAATGCTTCTTGCCGATGCGCATCAACCGCTTCTTCTCCCGGGTTTCCGGGCTGTCTTTCACGCCCGTTTTAGTCGCGCTAATTTTGGCATTAATGGCTGGATCTCGATTGGCGTGGAGATCTTTCATTTTGGCGATCGTTTCAGCCGAATGCCGACGGTTGAGCCCGGCCAACCTCTGCTTTTCCTTGAACTCATCCGACCGCTTGAGCCCTTTCTGAGCTGCACCACGCAGGGCTGCTAATTCGAGAGAGACTAAGCGCCCTTTGTTTGCGGCGCTAAGCCTCATCCGCGTTTCAGGTGATATCGACCTTTCCTTCAGAAATTGAATGTGCCGGTCAGACAGTCTTTTGCCTTTTTGAGACAACCCGATTTTAAGCTTCGTTTCTTCCGAGCGCTTCTTTCCTCCGATGCCGCCGGTATCTAAATTGGTAAGAGGTGATCCGAGCGCTCTATAAAATTGGATCCAATGAGTCTCTCGGATTTGCCAGTCGGTGTCGTCGGAATTAGGGATCGTTTCGATGACCTCCATGATGGGTTCCTTGCCTTGCGCAAGAAGCGCTTTAATCCAGTTGTTTTTGTGGATGTTTTTCCACGTCTGGTTGAGGTGAAGGCGAAACCTAACTTTAAGATCTATCGTTTTCCCTATATATCGAACGTCGCCATTTATTGGATCGATGAGAGCATAGATAAAAACGTCCATAGGAAAGCCCGCTAAGAGTATCCTCCTAGCGGGCTGACGACAACTAAGAAATTCCTATGATGATCAACTGTACTGAGTGCCGATAAGATAGCCGGCATTCGTGTCGATGATCTTCTCCGCTGTGTTCATCCTGACGCGAACAATATTCCCTCGGCGTTCCTCGTTCCGGAAAGTCTCGGAAACAAAAAGTCCGCCAGGAACATCAGCGCCCCACGAAATGGTACGGCCCATTCCGCCGGCACTGAAATCACCGCCCGCAACTTTGAACAGTCCGACGTAGGCGCTGGACCAAACGAATTGCAGATTGGCGAGAACAGAGGCAGTCCCGCGACCCAAGGGCGTCGGATCGATGGCCGCATCGGCAATAAAGACGTTGGGAATTCCGAACGCGGACCCCAGATCCTCGGGCGTGATGAGGCGATACTGCGTGCCCGCTCCGATGTTACCGTAAAGGTAATTTTGAAGCAGGGTGGATGCGCGCAATCTGTTGAATACGAGCCTGTTGAGTACCATGCAATTCGGTTTATACCGACGCAAGCGCATCGTGGCGATCGCGTTGTTCAAGTCGGTCGGGAAGGAGATGGTCGCGAGATTCGCGTTCGTGTAGGGCACGGCGGAATTCGTGACGGTGAAGGTGTTCGGGTTGAACACCAAGCCTGCCACGCGGTTCTCGTAGTCGAGCTCCATGTTCTCCTTGACGAACTTGGCCGTGTAGACCTCGGCGTCGAAGAAGTTGGACATCTCGCGCGCAACGACGTCGTCGACGCGTTCCGTGAGGCCGTAGTCCTGGCAGTCGAAGGTGTCCCACTCGAACGAGCGAGTCGTTTCGTTATAGGTGCCGGAGGTGCCGCGGCGGGTCGAGCCGGCCTTCATCAACGCACCAGCCGCGATGCGGATGCGCGGGTAGCGCCCAGCGCGGGCCGAAGAGGTGTAGATCGGGAGGACTTTTCCTGCGATTAGTCCTGCGTCGTCAGATGCCTCTTCCAGAAATGCGGAGATTTCCGGACGGCTGATAGCGGCTGAATTTTCGTACATGGATGTATTTTTTTGGGGTTATGGAAATCTGGGATTAGTCCGAGGTGCCGTGGAGGAATTCGATTTGATCGCCGGCGGCGCCAGCGGTTTGAGTCGCAATACCAACCGCGGCCCCAGTGACGGTTGCCGTGATCTGGCCGTTGATCTGGCCGTAGACCGTGGCGCCCGCAGTGATCGGGCCATCGGCCACGCCCCAAGAAAGAGCGCCCGGGCAGAAAACGTCGGACGTCGAATACTGGCCAAGGCCGTTTGCCACCGTGCCGGCCGCCGGAGCGCCGCCAGCGGCAACATCCCGAACGAGCGTGCCGATTGCGCCCGCGGCTGTACCGGCAGGAACGGTCACCAGCACGCCGCCCTGAACGGCCAGGATGACTCGGGTGCCGAGGATCATGGCCGTGGAGCCGTTGGGAAAGGAAAGAACGCGATTCGGATTCATGGTTTTGGGAGGTGTTCGATGATGGTGATGATTACCGGGTCAGAGAGATGGAACCGACGGCCTCTTTGGAGTTCAGGTGCGTCTCGTAGAGATCGGGGTATTGAGCGATGAACTCGCGGATCGCATCGGTGCGCTTCTTGCCGCTGGCGACTGCTTCCGAGACGTGTTGCTCAAATTCGGTTTGGCCGGATGCGCCGCGGGAGAACAGGCGCATTCCGTCCGAAGAGGTGGCGACTCGGGGAGTCTTGTAGGACTCGAGTTCGGCGATCGCTTCGTCGCGCTGGGCGGCGAGGAGAGTGACCTGGTCGCGAAGAACGCCGAGGGCCATCTCGTATTTATTCTCGACCTCTTCCTGCTCTTCGGCCTCAACGCGGGCCTCGAGCTGCTCGATGCGGGCGAGGGCGGCTGCGAGCATGGGATTCTCTTCCTCCTGCTCTTCGGCCTGCTCCTCTTCCTCCTGCTCTTCCTGTTCGGGCTCGAGCTCGGCCTGCTCTTCATAGGCTTCGCGCTCGGCGACGAGGTTTTCGTTGAACTCCTGGATGCCTGCGACGGCGGCCGAAAGTTCAGTCTGATTTTTCAGGAGTTGAGCAAGCATCTCTTCGGTGGTCATATTCTTTTCTGACGTGTCAACTTCTTGGTTGCCGATTTCAAATAGGCCGTCGGGATTGGCCGCTGGATCCGTCACGAAATCCACAGAGAGGACTTCCTTCACGCGGGCCGCTTTCCCGAAGCGGGTGGTCTGACCTTTTTCGAATCCCTTGGGCGAAGTGAACGAGGCGGAAAGGCCCACGGTGGCCGGCATGCGCTCGGCGATCTCGAGGGTGTGCTCGTAGTTCGGGTCCTTGTGAAGTAAATGCCAATCGGCCAAAAGTTTCTCGCCGGTGGGACCTTGAACAACCCGGAAGTCAGCGAGGTAACCATTGACCTCTTTCACTCCGGACTTGTGGTTCGCCTTCGTCTTGATCTGGCCCTTCGAGGCGCACGCCGAGAACATTTGCTGCACAGTTTGGTCGTCGCAAATCAAAGGGTGGCCTTTGGCTTGCACGCCGCCGGTGATCACCGAAACGCCGGTGATGATTCCTTTTTCTTTATCGACGCGCTCGGGAGTGAGGCGGCTGAAGTAAGTGAGCTTGGTGGACATGACCCTTCGGCCATGTCAACGATTACGCTTCGTCGGGGAGAGGCTTGCCGCGGAACAGCTCGATCGCGGACTTGAGCGCCTGCATGTCGCCGTGGTCGGCATAGGTGCCGTCTTCCCTGAAATAACGGACGGCGATAACCATTCCTTGCTCGTCCCTCACCTCGAGCATCGCCGTAATTTTCATATCAGAGATCGGTTGTTGCACCCACTCGAGCGAGCGCGCGGCGCATGATCTGCCGTTTGACCAGTCCCTTGCCGGGCGTGATCCCGGTCAGCCTGGTCTTCGGATTGTACGCGCGCTGGACCTGCTGCGAAGTCACACCATCGACTTCGGGCTGGAAGGTGCCGGCGGAACTATGCGGGCGACCATTGGCGTCGGCCGCGAAGAACGTGCGTCGATCGCTGAAGTGCATCTTGCCGTTGCTGCTCGTGATCTTCTTGATCGGATCCTGGGGCATGAGCGGCGATTGCGGGCCCGTTTGGCCGGCATTCAGCTTCTTGCGCTTCAGCGTCGCGGGATCCATCGGGAGGTCACCAGGATGGCGCTCGACTCCGCAGTCCATATCGGTCGTCTGCTCGGTCGAGCTATAGTAGGTCGGGTAATCGCTGGAGGCGTTTTCCACGTCGCTTAGTGCTTGGCGATGTATGCGGAGATCTTTGCGCTCTGCGTCGCGCATTTTCGGGTCCATCTCCTTCCACTTTTTCACGTGGAGCTTCTTCAGCTTCTCGGCGGATTCGACCATCTCGCGGAAGGCGCCGACAGAAAGATTGGTGGTGCCGAGGATCGATGCCATGTTTCGACCGTACCGAATATTTCTTCCTACGCGTTGGTCGGCTTTATTGCGCCGATGTTCGCTGATCGCCGATCCCGTGAGTCCGCCTATAGAGGCGCCGATCAGCGCGGCTCGACCTTTGGCCTTAATATGCGGCCCCCAAGCCTTAAGCGTATCTTTGATAGGAACCCTGGGGTGAAGTATTCCATCTTTACCTGCGACCAATTTTTTTTCCTTGATGTGCTGTTTGCCGGGCCCGCGGCTTGCATATAGTCCAACGCCGGCACCTATTCCAGCGCCAATTCCATTGGCCTTTAGATCGTCGGATCCCTCTTTTTGAATCGCGCGAAGCTGTTTGTCCTTGAATTCAGTTACTCCCAAAATCGAGGCCATATCACGGTGGCCGAAATTCGTGATCTTCCCTGATCGAGAGTCGCGCACCGTGAAGCTGACGAACGCCTCTTCAGCGGAAAGAGCCCGGCGAAGTTTGCGGCCCGCGAGAACTCCGGCAACAGTTCCGATCGCAGTTCCCACGGCAGCACCCTGCGCGCGGTGCTTCCACTTCTTGAACGAGCGCCCGGTTTCCGCGTCAGCCTTGATCTCTTTGCGGATCGCCGGGTTGTAATCGGTGTCTTCCTTGGCCATGGGGATTATTTCTTGAACTTGCCGGCAACCTTGCGCATCTCGCCCATGACGCCCTTGCCGACGGACGCCATCTTGCTCTTGCCGGTCTTGTAGCCGGCCTTCGCCATGGTCACCCCGCTCTTTCCAGCCTTGGCGATCTGGGCCGAGTGCTTGGTGCCGTAGTGACCGGCGGCGGCGCCAACGCCGGCGGCAGTGCCCATGCCGACTGCCGTTGCCCATTTATGACTCTTGGCGGGCTGCTTGTTGACGGGCTTCTTGGCCGTGGCGTTGTCGATCGTCTCGAAATTGACGATCTGCTCGACCTCGCGGGTGAATTCGGTGATGCGATCGAGCGCGCTGAGATTCTTCGCGGCCTTGGCGACGGTGCGCCCGGCCTTACCGAGGAACTTGCCGAGCTTTGCACCGCCGGCCTTGATCGGGGCCTTGGTCGCGCCGACGACCTTGTTGGAAATATCACGCGCGCCAACCCGCATGGCGTCCATGCCGGATGCGTTACCGCCCGACTTGCGAACGCCGTGAACATAGGTTCCAACCGCCCCGGCACCCGCGCCAACCGCGCCCGCCGCGCCGATGTCGGCCGCCGTACGGAGCTTCGAGCCCTTTTTCTTGTCGTCGGAATCAAAATCATGCCGACCGAGCATTTGCGCGCCCTGCTGAATAGTCGCTCCCGCGAAGGCGGAAAGCTCAATGAGCTGCTGGTCGAAACGTTCGGAGAAGGAAGTGGTTTTCATAGTTTGGATCATTACGTAATGATGGTGCGGTTGATTTTTGCCGGTATGTCAACCCTTTGGCGACTTTCGACCGGGTTTGGTGGTTCTCGTTTTTGCCTTCACGACGGTGGGGGAAACTGCGGGTTTCGAGTGCTTTTGTGAGACATAGACCGGAGGCTGTCCCTTCCTGTTCACCACATTGACCGTATGACCCGGGATGTGGACCTGCTTCTCGAGTGCCTTCAGTTTCCCGTGCTTGTAGGCCGCGATACCGCCCAAGCCCAAGGCAGCGCCGGATGCGACCGCGATTGCTGCCTTGTGCGTGCTGGTCTTCTCGTGGAATTTCTTGCCCCGGCGCGTGCGCGGGCCGGACTCGGAAGTGCTTCGGACGACGCGGACGCTGTTCTTCGTCGGCGAGTGAGTCCACCAGTGCGCGCCATTTGCGGCCTTGTCCTTGGAGCGGCCGCGGGTGTCCCAGCTCTTGGTCACGCCATCGCTGGTGCCGTAGAATTCGAGCAGCGGCATGCGCGCGTGGAGCCGGGTGCCGATCGCTTCACGGTTGAACTTGTCCAGGCCGTGGTTCTTGGTCGACTGGCCGCGAAAATCTTGCTTCGGCGCGACATGATTCACCGATCGAGGTGTCGGGCGAACGGGAGGAATGCCGACGGGAAGCTTCATCGCGAAATAGAGCAGGGGCGTGCGGTTGCTCGTTTTGATCACGTTCGCCTGCGGGTCGGCCGTCCAGTTGTTCGTCGGCGTGAGATCTGGATCCGCGTCATCGGCCGCCTTCTTGGCCTTGGACTTCTTTTTCTTCGGGCCCAGGTCCGCGCCGATCGTAGTACCGTCGATGATCGTTTCGGCGACTACTTTGCCAGCACCGCCGCCGCCGGAAAGCTCGGTCTTGTCCTGCATGCGCTTGATCACCTCGGCCCGGGTCTCGGCGTTCGGTACGCGCTGCTTCATGCCTTTGGGGAGCTTGGGCTGCTTCAACGGCACGATCGGAAAGGCGTCGTCATGGATGAGAAAGGCGAGTTCCGTCGGCGTGACGTGCTGCTCGAGGAGCGCCATATGGGGCTGGGCCTGAACCAATGCGCGATACTTGTGCTGCTCATTCGTGATAAGCGTTTTCCGAAGCTTGGGATTGCGCTGCAGCAAAGGGTGAGAGGCGATGCGAAGGATGCGGCGCTTTGTGGCCATTACCAGCTTGTGGTGCGTGATCGCGTCGGTCAGCTTGGAAAATTCCGTCGGCGTGACGTTCCATGAGAAATAGGGTGCGACGCCTTTCTTTTCTGCCCACTGGCGATGCTTGCGGATGGCGAGAGCGCCGGCGAGGGATAGGGCGCCGGTCTGGAACCAGGCTTTTTCCCAAAACTTCTTTTTCTTTGGGTCGCCCGGCTTTCCGCGCACGACGTTGTGGAGATCTTCGGCGACATCCCCGCCGCGCTTGCCGACTTGGACGATCTTTTTTGCCTTTTTGAAGCTGGGCACGAGCTCGGCTTGCGGCCCAAACTTGTTGTCGGTGTCGCGCGGCTGAGAGAAATAGGTCGGCCGGCGGATGGCGCTCATCTTTTTGGGTTTCGGCTTACGCACCTTCCGGATGTTGGAAATGCCGGGATCGGACGGCTTACGGCGAATCTTTTTTTCGCCCGGCTTCGTGTGGACTGCCGCGGCCACCGCTGTCGCATCCGTCTTCACGGCCGCAGTCTTCACCGGCTTAAAATGCTTGTAGAACAGCGCCGTGCCGGCAATGCCCGCCGCGGTACCGGCGATCCGGACGCCGTTGCGCTTGAGGAAGGAATCCTTGTCCTCTTCGCCGCTCGGATGCTTTTCCTTCATCGCGTTGAAATTGGTGGTGCTGACCTTGCCGGAAAAGATCTTAGTCCGGCCGATGGCCTTGATCGCGGCGCCGGCGCGCTTCAGCTTGCCGCCGACCATCTTTGCCACCGCGCGCGGATGGTAGGCCGTGGCAGTTTTCCGTGTCGCTCGGGCCGTGCGCGTGGCTTCCTTTGCGGCTTCGGCCGCGTGGTGGCCGATATAATCGACGTGCGCGCTGGCCTTGTGGTGCGCTTGAGTGGCCATGAGCCCGACGTGGCGCTGGAGTTTGTCGGCGGTGTCGGCGGCCCGGCCGATCTTGTACCCACCATAACCGACGCCCGCCCCGGCTACTGCGGCACCGGTTCCGACCGCGACGTTCTTCAACGTTTCGCTCTTATTCTTCTTCGGCTGGAGGTGGATCTGCTTCCGCTCGTCCTCGAATTTCTTGATCTTCGGCACCCCGACCGGCTTCTTGCCGCGGAGGGTAGCGCGCCGGATGATGTAGGGATCCGGCTTCTTGATGAAAAACGTGATGAGCGGGATGCGCGCGCTGAGCGACGTCGGCCCGGATCCGGGAACGGCGGTCGTCTTCTGGACTCCGTGACGGACCTTCTTCTTCCGGTTTTTGATCGCCTCGAGCGTTCCCTCGCCAATGACATCGCCCGCCGCAATGGTTCCAACCCACGCCGCCTTGCTCATGCCGGCGAATTCGCGCGGTGATTCGGTGTTCTTCTTCTTGATCGGCGCCGCTTTCTTGATGCCGTCGTAGGCCGCGCCGCCGACAAAAGATCCACCCGCGATGACGCCGACCTCTTTGGCCGCGTCCTTCCAGCTATGGATGCCTTCGTCATGCTTCGGATTGACCGGGCGACGGACGACTTTGGGCTTGAACTTGAAAGGTGTTTTCATGGTTATTTCCGTTTCGCGTCCGTCCGGAACCCGCCGGCCGGCTTGCTCTTCTTTTTACCGCCCGCCGCCGGCGCCGCGGTGGGCATGGGCTTGCCCTTGGGCGGAATCATACCCTCGACCTGTTCTTTCGATTTGCCAAGGAATCCGGCGATGAAGGCGACCGCGGCCTCGTGCGTGATGATGCCCTGGCCGACCTTTTCCATCGCGCCGAGAATGACCATTCCACCCTTGTCGCCGACTTCCTGGAAAATCGTGGGCGGGGGCTGCGCGGCCTGCTGTTCGGCTTCTTCCTGCTCGGTGGGACCGTTCATCTGGGCGAGGAGCGGGGTGGCGCCCTGATACTTCGCGTTGATCAGCTCGAGCGGGAGCTGGCGCTTTACCGATTGATCGTACCAGGCTTGGGCCTCGGACCCAGACGTTTCCACGTTTGCTTCGAAGTCGAATCCCTGCGCATCGGCCATCGCGTGCTGCGTGGTGGCGCCGACCGCGAGTAGCTGGAGATCCGCCTGGGTCCACTGACCGTAATCGGCCGTGATGTGCGCTCCAAAGTTCCACCGGCCCTTGCGCCAATTAGGGTGCGCCGGGATCTCGCCCCGGGCGATGCCGCCGGAGATGACGTCGTTTTTGCACTCACGCAGCATGCGGTCGATGAGGATCTGCTGGAACCGCTGGAACGAACGCTGGGCCTGCATGGTCTCGATGCGGGCCGACGCGGAGCCGAATTCGCTCATGTCGCAGATGAAACCGTAGGGCAGGTTGAGGCTGATGGCGATCTGCTGGTGAATGGCCTTCACGTGCTGCATGAAGGCTCCCGATGGGCGATCGGGCATATTAGGAAAGATAATGTCCTCGCCTGGGCCGAGGTTCACGATCTTATCCGGGATCAGCGCGTCGACGCCCACTCCGCGATTGCCTGCCGTCCGCGCAGTCCAAGCTGTAGTGCCGGATCCAGCAAACGGATCGGGCACCTTCTTGAACCCGGCAAACCCGCTCGCCCATTTGGCGGCGCCTCGCTCGCAACGAAAGATCTCGTACAGGTCGCGGACCAGCGGGAGTGCGGCCGCGAACCAGGTAAAGCCGCGATACTGGTCGAGGCGAATTGGCTTGTAAAGATGAAGGAACCGTGAGGCTGGGATGTCCTGCGGCTTATCGTACATCGCTGTCCGCGTGCGGCGGAAGATGCGATAAAACTCGGGAGATCCGTCGTCATCGATGCCCACGCCGGAAATGTACCGCTCGTTGGGATCGCCGATCTGCAGCGGGTTACCGATGCGGTCTCCCTCGATCGGCTGAAGCTTGAGCCGCATGTTGTCGTACCGCTTGATGAACCCGCAGTCGCCGTCGCGCAGCATGGCCCGGAACCCGAGCTCCACCAGCTCTTGAAAAGTGAATTTATTGCAGAAGTCGGCGCCGAGGGACCATTCCTCGAAATAGTCGCTGTACTTCTGGTCCACACCGCGGTGGCCGGTTTGCGGCTGGTACTTCACCCGCTGGCAAACGTACTGGGCCGTGCGATCAAGAACGCCGACGACCAGGCCGAACTGCCGTTCCATGTCCCGGGCGTCCCACATCATGCGGACGCGGTCGGTCTGGGCCCGGATGGATTCGGACGGTGCGTTCTTGGATGTTCCACCGCTCCAGCCGCGCGCGGTGCCCGGATAAGCCGCGTCGTAGGAAAACTGCGTGATGTGCTGGAGCTGCGTGCGAGCGATGGCCCGATCCCGCGCGTATTCCGGCGCGACGTAGGAGAGCCCGCGCTCAAAAAGATTGAGTCTCTGGCCTTCGGAAACTTGATAGGGTACGATGGAGTTCATTTACCAGCTCGTGGAGTTGGGGTAGCCGTTCGCCCCGATATTGGAAGCACATTGTCCGCCCCAGATGCCGGCGCTTGCGTCCATGATGCCGACGGAAGGAACGCCACTCTTCTCATTGACCGCGCGCTGGAGCGCCGCGAGCCTGGACCTTATGCCTTCGAGGTTCTTTTGGTACGATTTCGAGCCTTGCGTCTGGGCGTCGTAGGGCGTAGAGAGCCACCGTTGTAGTGTAGCCCTTTCGGCCGCAATTTGATCGGGCGTGTACCCACGATAAATTATCAGCCAGTCGTTAACAGCATCGGCGCTCATGGTCGAGGACGACCATCATGCCGGGTTACTTCTTCACCCCGGCAGGGATGATCTGGAGATTCGCGGACGCCGAGCCGGTGCCGAGCAACATGAACACAGGCTGATCGCCGGTGACGAGATCGCCGACCGGGCAAAGCGCGCCCGCTGTTTCGGCGAGATAAGAGGCATCGCCGACCGAAGTGGCGTAGCCAGGAACGAAAGCAGGATCCGCCGCCACATAGTTGACGGGCTGGCCGGCCGCCGCGTTGTTGACGGCGATGCCGATTGGCGTCACCGGTGTCGATGCATTGGCCGAAGCGAGCTGCGCCAGGTTATTGACGTCGCGATAAAGGACTTGTCCCGCCGTAATGGCGACCCCGGCCGTGAGCCGATTGATGGTTGCGGACGCGGAGGGAAGAACGTTTGCAGCAACGATGGTGCGGTTTGCCATATTCTTCCCGCGACGTGTCAACCTTCAGAATAGCGGGAGCAGGAGTTGAACCTACTATTTCCGGGTTATGGGCCCGGTGACTTACCGTTTGTCCTTCGCGCCGTTAATGTCCAAAGAGAGTAACCGAATGATTCCGGTTACGCCATTCCGTTTTCACATTTTTGTGATGCCGAATGGCGACGATAAGCTCGCTTACAGCGTTTCGGAACGATTCGGCCTTTTTTTTGTTGGGCAAAATTGGCTTTCGGCCATTGCCAATATTTGCCCAGTTGAGGGCGATTTTGGAGTCGCCACGCAAAAGGATCTCGGAACTGCCGAAAAAATGGCGGCACCGATCGAGCGCGACAACGGCGGTCATTATCTCAGCAACATTGCAGGACATCGGTCGCCGATGCTCGATCCTTTCCACTTCGCGGTCTCCGATCTTGAAGGATCCGTATCCGTCGCCATATCCCCTGCTCGGGATGTTGCAACTCGTTCCGCCGTCGAATTCTATCGTGATCATTGGTTTCCTTTCGTTTGTTGGTTAATTTCGAGGGTGGAGAGCGCTGGGCATACCACCCCCATCCGGAGGTGGTGAAACTTCGAGTAACGGAGCCGGCCGGGGTTTGAAGTTGATTCATCTCGGGGAACTGCTCATAAGCCCTATGCCCGACTTGCGGCGCGATGAATCCCACACAAAAGCTCAGCGCTCCAAGGGTGGAACGCCGTATCCAGGTCGGGTTAGCCCCTGGCGTTCCTACTAAAAGACGGCGTGCAACACACTAAGCGTCCACCCGCGTCGACCAGGAGAAATGTCGACGCGATTACCATTGACGAAGAGCCGTAAATTGGTAGATTTTTCATGTCGAGTGTGCCGCCTGGTAACGGAACATTGGCAGTTTCCCCTAGGCCGGTCAAAACTTTTCTGAGTTTTGGCCGGCCTTTTTCTTTCATTCGAGAGGAATATCTTGCCGAAAGAATTCTTTCCCGATACCTTCCCGTCAATGTCCGACCCGCACGACTCTGCTGGAAGGGATCCTAGCCGGAACACGGAGAACGCCTCCTACAGTTTCGATTATGACGAAGTGGACAGACGGCTCGAAACAAAGACGACCATATCTTGCCCGGATGCCCTGGCGCTCGAGTTTCTGATCCGCGGATTGCTCATCGTCAAAGAGGACGCCCGGCCGCATTTATGCATCGATGCGGCAATTTATGGCCTGAAGCACCCGGTTTATGCATGTTTCAGCCTCAACCAGATCGCAGGCTGGAACGGGGTGACCAAGCAAAGCGTCGGAACGCGGGTGAAAGAATTCCAGACGCGGTTCGGCTTGAGCGACGTCCATATCGACAATCTCAGCCGAATGCGCTCCGGCCCGTTGTTCGCCGCATCGCACGGCCTGGTCACCGCGCTGCTTTTTGTCGCCAAATATCAGGAGCCGAAAAGCGTCGTGGACTGCATCGTCCAGACCACCGGTCACCCGCTATCGGATGGAGTCTCCCTCGATACAATCGCCAAGCGGTACGGGATCACCAAGCAGGGGATCCACAAACTTTGTGACGCGGTGAAAGCAGGACTGAATTTGCCTCGGTCCCGCTACAACAAGAAACCCGAGGCCAGCGATACCTATGCCCAAAGCAACACCCACACCGCCCCCGTCGGAGACGCGGCTCGCGGTCCCAGCCTCTCTAGCTACGCCCTACCAGCCGTTGGTGGAGGCTTATGTCCCGCCGGCGTTTCCTGAAGGCGTTCGCTTTCTCAAGACCGGGCTCGAGTTCACCCGGGAGCTGACCAAGGAAGAATGGAAGCAGCTCGGCGTAAATCTGAAGGGGATGGCGAAAGCAGTGCTGTGGTGGCTGGGTGACTGGATCCTTTATGGTGATCGCATGTTCGCCGTCGGTCCGGACGATCGAGCGCGCGACAAACGAAACCTGAAGCGCCTCGGCAACGGCGTCGCGGCCGAGCTCGCGCAGATCACCGGGTACTCGGTCAACGTGATCCATGACGTGAAGAGCGTTTGCCTGCGCGTCGAGATTGGATGGCGTCATCCCGACCTTTCGGTCTACGCGGCGCGAGAGATCCTGCAGGCGGTCCCGGACGCGCAGTTTCCTTTCTGGGCCCATCGGGTACTGACCGAGAATCTTTCGACCCGCGAGGTCCGCGTGGAATTGAGAAAGAGCCTGCGCACGGAGGCGCCGTCGCCACTCACCACCAGGCCAAACCTTTTCGCTCAAGAGCATGCCGAGTTCGTGCGCAAGTTCATGGTCGAATCGGAAAAATGGACAGAGGCCGAGATCCAAGCGCACGCGGCATGGCACGAGCCGATCTTAAAGTTCTTCCGGTCGCGCGGCCTCTAAAATCATTACGTAATGAAGAAACGCTTCGGCTACGGCTTCGCCGACAGGACATTCGAGGCGGACGTGAAGCATCATCGCAAACGCGGCCGATCGGACGAGACGATCGCGATAATGACCAAGCGCACTCTCAGCCAAGTCCAGGCGGTCAAATAAGTTTGCCTCTCGTTACTTTAACAGTAATGAGCGAAGAGATCGAAGACTTTGAATTGCCGGGCGAATTGCCCTACACCTGCGCGATCGAGACGAACGCCATGTGCCACGCCAAGACGTGCGTCTGGTGCAAGAAGGAAGGGAAGATCGACTACTACTTCATCCGCTTCCCCGACGACAAATCGTTCCTCGAATGGGAGGCGCGCGGCAAGAATGGTCCGAACCGCGCGCACGTTGCTGCACCTGGGACGAATAGCGGTGGCGGCTTCTGCTCGATCGTATGCGCGATGAAGGCGTACTACAAAATCTACCTGCTCGCGCGCATCAAGGGGAAGTGGTGAGCGACGAAGGGATACCGGATGGGTTTACGGTTAGTCGCCAAGTTTCAATGCAAGGCGGTCTTCCGGAAACTTGTTCCCACTGCCGGGGCGATAGGAAAAAGCTCTGGTTGTTCTTCGGTTTTCTGGACAACAAGCTTCTCGCCAGTGGAGCGTTCTGCGCAGATTGCGGACGGCCCGGAGTGTGGCAAAGATACTGCCTTCAACGATTGCGCGGCGAGGTGATCCAGTGAGCTTTCCTCTCTCTGATTTTACCCCATTCGAGGGAGTGAGTTGTGCCGGCCATCCGAGACGATGTGATGAGTGCCTTGCGGCGAAGCGATGCGTTCCATACAACGCGGTGGATGCGCGTCGTAAAAACATGTGGGGTGAGGGAAGAATCTACCAACTCGTCGATTGGATAAAAAGCCGCACGCCTATATTTTGTTCGACTGAGTGCGCGGAGGCATACTTCCTCCGTAGCTATCAGGTCCACCGACTGAAGAACAAAGAGTTCGACGTCGCCGACATTCCCTTCTGATCATGGACGAATACCCGAAGAAATATCCCTATGCGGTAGTGACGGGCGAGCGATACCTCGGCTGGCGGAAGAGTTGCGCCCATTGCGGGTCAACGGTGGAATTTCCGCGCACGCACTTCGTTAACCTTGGCGGCTCATTCCTCTGCACGCTCACGGATCGGGCAAGGAACGAGCCGCTGCTCTGCGAGGGGAAATGTTGCTACGAGTATTTCTGGAAAGAATTTTGTGTCCGCCGATTGAACGGGAATTTCCGATGAGCCTACCAACCGAATTCCCCTACTGCGCCAGATACGACGCGGACCAGGATTACGACTGGTCGCGCGACTGTCTATTTTGCCGGACGGACAAACTCCCAACTCTGCGATGGAATATCCGGATTGAATTCAATGAGCGAACCTCCCGCTCCATTACCGGCATCGGCTACTTCTGCCAGAAGCTTTGCGCCGAGAGATATTTCTGGCCCATCTATTGCACTCACCGCTTGGCCGGCGATCTGGCCACTTTTACTTATGACCGAACCCAAACGAACAAGACTCGCAAACACCCCTCTCCTCGATAAAGAGCTGGCACGGCTCGAAAGGAGGCTCCGGCCCGACGGCGCCAGGGCGGACCTGATCTCATTCATCGGGAAGCACAACGGCCATTCAGATCGGGACAACGCCATTCAGATTTCCCGAGTCATTCATCGGGCCCGGCTTCCTCACGCGGAATTTTTGCTCACGGTCCAGGCGTGGCTAAAACGCCGGAAATAAGCATTCATCGGCTATTCATAGGAATTTCATTCAATGCTTTAGATAGGTTTATCTATGCTTGTTTCACCTCTGAAAACTGAATAAGTTTGCCCTATTTTGTGATTTTGTTTGTTGCCTAGGTAGGCATGTGATAGGATGGTGCCTCAGTCAGTTAATCATACAAACAAAACAAAGGACAAAATGACAACGACAAATAACGAAAACTCAGAGGTAATCAGCAAACAAAGCAACTCCTATATTCGCACGATAAACCGGGCAGATTGGCAACCGGGCAGTGAACGCAAGGTAAAGAACGCTCCCAGTTATCGGAGGGATATTGCGCCAGCCAAGGGCAAAGCGCGCATCGGGTCCCGCAGTAACATCCGCACGCACGGACCGGGAGCGGAATTCCTGAAGCTTGGCTCTCCTGAAGTGAGGGCGAAACTCGCGAGGGATTTACGCATTACGCGCCTCCTAGATCGCACTGCGGGAAAGCTCGGCAATGTAATCGCCAACAGAATTGCTACACCCAAGCGGATGAACGAAGTGCCGCATTTCGAGGTAAACGTGCCTACGCGCATCCGCCCTTGTAATCGCAAAATTATGGTGGCGAAAATTGTGCCTAATCCCATTGCGGGAATGATGAAAACTTCACCTCGCGCGGGAGGTAATTTTCCCTCGCGCTTTGTCTCCCGAAAAGACATCGTGCTTTCGTTCCACGATAGGCAGGAGGTTATTAGCGTAGTGCGCACAATCCTCGCGATAGCCCTTGTGAAAGGGGAATGGCATGGCGAGCGCATCGAAAAGGGTTCGCCCATGTTCAAAGCCTTCTACCAAGGTGCGCGCGACACACTCGGAATGCACAAGATACAGTCTAAGCTTGTAGAGTATGATGCACCTCTGACATTCCCATCGGATGACGGGTGCGCTACTTTCGGCGATAGACTCTCTATCGATGCTGAATTGCTCTCTGACTCTCTGGGAGAGTCCCTAGAGGAACAAGCGGCACAAAGCGAGGTAGAGACCATGGCGACGCATTACCGGGCATGCGTAGTGGCAATGTATGCCCATGAGAAGGCGCGCAAGGCTCATAAGGCATACTCCAAATATCGCACCATGATTGCCACTTGTGACCTAGCGGAGCAAATAGCACTAGGGCAGTCTACCGGGCATCTAGGCGCATCGAAACAACGGGTGCGTAACATCGTGGCGGACTTCCGCGCCTATGTCGCCAAGGGAGCGGAGTTGTTGCGGATGGAGCCTGCCAACATCGCTACAGAGCTAACAGAGGCATGGAACATGCATGCCATCGAATAAGTTTGCCTGACACTACTAGGTAGAAGAGAGATTAAACTCTCACTCGCTTAACTGCGGGTGAGAGTTTTTCTTTTGTGATGATGGGGAGAGGGAAACTGAATAAGTTTGCGTCTCACTATTAGGTAGTATGGAAGTGAGTCTTTCACTTTCACGATGGAAACGGGAAGCGGATTGGAAACGTGGCAATAGAGCACGCTTGCAAGCTTCCTGTAATTCCTATTACGGCACGAGTTTGAAACTCGACGGTGTCCGCCCGTGGTGGATGCCTGGCCGATTCGGTCAATCATTACGAAATGATCCTATGAAACAAGACACTGATCCCGTTTGGGACGCGCTGTACAAGCGCCGTTCCGATCTTTTGGAGGCGCGAGCCGAAGCGACCGAAAAGCTCGACGCAACGCCTGAAGCTGCCGCGCTTCGCTTGGTAGTCGCCGACTTGACCTCCCTCTCGCAGGAGATTCAGAATTACTTCGAGTCCAAGGAAGACCGTCCGGTCGTCACGATGCCCGATCGTCCAGACGGCTTTCCGGACAAGCGGCGCCAGTAACCACTTTGGGATAACGCACATATTCCGGGCTTGTCACCCGGTGGAGGCGGAATCCAGACGAACCGGGATTGCCCGACAGCAACCGGATCGAACGGGTGAGTGCGTCAGAACGCCAACTCGTACCGTCGGGAAAGCGATAGCATGCAAGCGGCTAATAACCGCGAACTGAGACATCCGCGAGTACCGACCGATTTTCAGTAACCACCAACCAAAGGAACCATATGGCCAAAAAAGCCAACGCAGTGCCAGCCGCTTCCGTCATGTCGATGGAAGCCATCTCCAAGTTGAATCAGGCCGATGCCGTCAACTTGTTCGCCGACCGAACCGTATCTGTGAGCAATATGTTCAAAGAATCCGCCAAGCTCATCGTGCATATCCGAGGCACCATGACCAAGTCCCAGACCATCCACGGTCTGCTCGGAAAGAAGGGCATCCGTACGTCCACCATCAACAACGCCATGCAGGCCGTCCGCGTCTGGGACGATCTCGTCGTGCGCAAGCTCGTCACCGAACAGCAATTCGACAAGCTCAGCTACGCGACCTTCGTGGAGATCAATGCCGCGATCAAGGTCAAGGGCGCCGTCAACGTCGGCCCGCTGGTGGCCGCCGGGAACCTCGACGAGATCGAACACATCGCCGAGCACAAGGAAACGTCCGACGAGACCTCGAAGCGCCTGGCCGAGAAGCCCAAGGCCGCCGAGCCCACCAAGGAACCGGAGAAGAAGCCGGACCCGAAGAAGGAAGAGCCCGCCCCGGACGTGACCAAGAAGGGCGAGAAGATCACCCACCTGACCGAGCCGGAGCGCAAGGACGTCACCACGCTGGAGACGAAGCCTGTTGCCACTCCTGCCCCGGCGAAGGAACCGGAAGTGTCCAACATCGTCGAGATGCCCCGCAAGGAAGTCACTCTCGCCGACGGCCGCGGTCTCATCGACAGCTTGCAGAACATCTTTGCCGAGCTGGCGGAAGCCGACTTCGTTCTCCTCGCCAAGGACTTCATGGTCCTGGCCGACATCGTTGTCGAAAAGGAATTCGCGATTCGCTCGAAGGCGAAGGCCGCCTGAGTTTTCTCACCACATAAACCACTGCGTCATTACGTAATGATTCTTACGTGACGCTACGAAAGGAACAGCATGAAAGCATCCATCAAAGACGGTATCCTCACACTCCAAATTCCGGTCAACGCGACGCCCGAAGCGTCCAAGTCCGGCAAGTCGCGCATCGTCGCCAGCTCCGGCGGCAACATGACGCTGAACGACGTCAAGGTCGACGGCAAGCCGCTCGTCGTGGGCCTGAACGCCTACATCAAGAACTAGGCCGACGGCGTCGAATCAGTTATCATCCGCACCTATGAAAAAAATCATCCTCATCATCGTTGTTTCCGCTGGCTTCCTCCACGCGGAACCGCCCGCCACGAACGGCCTGGACAAACCCATCATGCCGCCCGCCAAGTCGCAGTGCCCGCCGAGCAATCGCCCCGGCTGGCACCAGCGCGACGACGGCAAGTGGATCAAGAACTAAGGCCGTGAGCACTCGTCACCCGCATGGATGGAAGGTCCAAGCCGATTACCACGATCTCCGCGATAGCGAGACTGGAATGGTCGAGATCTTCGCCACGCGGGCCGAGTGCCGGAAGGAAGTCGCCCATATCAACGCCGGCACTGAGGGCGGCTATGATGTCGCTCCTGCCGATGGCACCGAGAACGAAGGCGCCAAGTGTCACCAGTATCTCATCGAAATAAACCCATGAGCCTCGAATTCACCCAACGCGGTCACCGCAACGACCTCGGCGACTGGAAGCCCGGAGTCGCCACTTGCATTTGCGGTGCCGAGATCACCTTCTGGCAACCCGGCAAGGACGAGCAGTGCGAAAGCTGCCAGCGCATGTTCAATTCCGGCGGCCAGCAGATCACCCGCATGGGATTCGAGGACTTGCCCGGAGAGGACTACTAACGTGTGGATCATCATCGGCGTCTTCATCGGCTTCCTGCTGTACGGACGCAAGAAAGGCGGCAAGTGAAACTTCTCCTATACTCCGTAGCCCACGAACACCGTTTCGGAATCAGCGTCTATCACGTCCGGTGCTGTCGTTTACCGAGCGAAAAGCAAGTGGTCAAGGCACTGGATCTTAACTATGAGCCAAGCAAAGAGGAATCGTTGACCATAGACCTCGTCACCGAGCTGGAAATTATCACTATCCCAACAAAAATATGAACGCCTACCAACGCCAGCGCCGCGAAGAGCGCATCGTCCTGGGACATATCCGTCTCATCGCCGAGCTGCAGAAAGCTCTCAACCTTTACCGGAGAAAATAAATCGTGAACCACAATATCGGCAGCTCGCACGGCGAATTTATAGCCGACAGCGACGGGTGGGTTAGCCAAGAGCTATCTAAGTCCGATGGTCTGAGGGTGATCCGATTCAACTTCACGGAGTATCTCGCATACTGGAAGGACATGCCGGCCCACGCTTCACTTCCGGCCGGGTTCGACATTTTGGATCTTGGCTATTGGTACGATGACGGGAAGGGCGGAATCGGATATGAAGAGCCCGTCGATAGCTGGAGAGAAGACTGCCGCGAAAACATCCTTTTTGATGGCGCCAGAGTTCCGACCGTCGAGCAAGCAGCGCAGGCCGTCGTCGATCTATTCCCTGATCCTGAGAAGGAATGTCAGGCCATCCAGATGCTTTCCCGCGTCCTGAAGCACAGCGCTCGTCTTGCATCCAAACATCAGCCCAAAATCCCATGACCAACAAAGAACGCGCCGAACTCGGCGAGATCATCATCGCCCATGCCCGCGGACTCTTTGGGGACGTGCATGCCGAATTTGACGTCTTGGTCACCGACATCCTGACCGACCTCATGCATGCCTGCGATCAGGGCGAGCAGATGCCATCCTTCGATAATTGCCTGCGTATAGCCTCCATGCACCACGACGCCGAGGTGATCGAGGAAGTGGCGCCGGAAATTGAGAAGAGCTTTGGCGTCAAGCTTCCGGAAAAAACGAACGAATGCCAAGATTGCGGCCGTCAGTACCCCGATCTGGATCTTCTGCCGGTTCACGACATTTGGAGTCGTATCGCGCCTGGCGACATTTTTCCGAGTGGCGAATGCCCTCACTGCGGCGCCCTCTGCTTGCCCATTGTTGAATAAAATTATGACACGCTTCACCACCACGATCTACGAAAGCGATCCCGACGAAATCCAGAAGGCATGGATTGCCAAAGACCCCAGAGACGCCGCTGAATTCCGCGCCGCCCTGAACTTTCTCGGCTTCCATAACATCGAGACCGCGATTCCCGATGGAGAACAGCTCTTCAACCTCGTCATCACCGGCAACTCGATCGGCGAATGGGACCGCCGCGAATACGAGGCGCTAACGGCCGATGAAGTCCGGGTCTATGACGGAAACACGGCCGAATCAGGTTCCGGCGCGATGGAGGATCTCGAGAATTTTTTACCAGACCATGAGACCGAGGACATTGATCTCGAATACGGGAATTACACATATTGGCTATCGAGGTGGGAACAATGAGCCACTCTGACCTCGCGATCGAAATGGACGAAGCCGAAGCGCGCCGCATTGCCGAGAAGGATGCTTACCACTACATCCCCGACGACTGGGCTAAGGGGATTCTCGCTAAGTGGGAAAAGCGACTTGAGCGTGCCGGATTCCCCGGCGTCGATATCCAGTTCTCCGGCTTTTGCAGCCAAGGAGACGGCGCCAGCTTCACTTGCGGATGGAGGCCGCTTCCAATGTCGATGGAGCACGTGCTGGCGATTGACGCCGCCATTACGCACGACCAAGCCGTCGCTCGACTGCGCAACGAATATCCGCGCCGAGGTTTTATGGCCGTGGATGAAATTCGCGATGGCACGACATTCCGAATTATAAGGGACCGAGGTTTCCGCTACGTTCACGAATGCAGCACCTCAGTGGATGTCCAAGAAGAATTTTATGGCGAAATTCACGGCCGGACTTGTGAGGCGACTACGGCTTGGCAATTAGATGCCGAGGATCTCATTAAGGAGTGGATGCGCCGGATCAACCGCGGCATCTACCGCCAGCTCGACCGTCTCCACGATCTCGAATACGAGGCGGCGATCGAGTATAGGACCGAGCAAATTTTGAACGGTGAAGAATAACCAAATCATTACGTAATGACGTAAACGAAAGGATAACGATGCAAACATCACGCAAGTTGATACTGGCGGCGCTCGACATTGTCGGGCTGGCCGTGAACAAGAAGGGTAAGGGATCGACGCTGCCCATACTCGACGCGGTCCATATCAACGCGCTGGGCCGTGTGCTCACGCTCGCCACCACCAACCTCGACTCCACGATCGAGACGTTCCTCCAGTGCGAGGGCGATCTCAACATCGTTCTGCCGTGGAAGGATCTCCGGGCTTTCGTCGCCGGCGCCAATGAGGAGACCGTCACATTCTTGGTGAAGACGAAGAACATCGTCGAGGTCATCTGTGGCGGCCAGCGGATGGAAGCTCTCATGTTCGATGTGAACGACGTCCCGCCGTCCATTAAGCTCAAGGACGCGACGATCTTCGGCATGTCCGGCCAGGTCTTTCAAGACGCACTCCGGCTCACCTCCTACGCCATGTCGAAGGACGCCTCGCGGTATGTGCTCAACGGCATCTGCTTTGAGCACCTGACCTATCAGCCGGCCCGCAAGGAGAAGGCCAAAGATTCCGACGGTAAGCCTTTCGTCAAAGAGATTCCGGAACGGCCGATGTCCACCACTATGATCGCCACGGACGGCCGGCGCTTGGCCACTTCCAGCATCAGCCTGGGCGGACCTGTTCCGAATGACATCAACGCGATCATTCCCGACGCCACGGTCTACATGCTGGAGAAGCTCAAGAAGCGCATCCCGACAGACCTTCTGATCAGCCATCAGTCGGAACGTAGTGAAAAGCCGGAGGGCGCCAAGGATTACGCGACCTGGCCCGGCTTCATTCGCTTCCACCTCGTCGACACGATCATCACTTCCAAGCTCATCGAGGGAAACTTCCCGAACTGGCGCCAAGTGATTCCGACGTCACTGAAGGACTGGGTCGAGCTTCCCCGCGAGAAGTTCATCGCCGCCATCAAATCCACCCGGATGAAGGGCTGCAACAACGACACGATGAGCTTCGACTTTTTCAACCACGTCGTCGAGCTCGAGCAGAAGATTCCGGACAAGGGCAAATCCGTCGGCGCCTGCACGTTCTATGGCCGAATGACGAAGCGGCTCAAGATCTCGCTCAACGCGACGTTCCTGCAGGAGGCGCTCGAATCGCTCACCAGCGGCCGCGTCACGATGAATTTCGAGAACGAGATGGCGCCGATCACGATCGACAGTCCCAACGACTACGACCAGAAGATCGTCATCATGCCGATGAGGGTCTCGTAAATGTCCAAACCGCCCCCCCACGTTTTTAAGTTCCGACTCACTGCGCCTTTTGACCAACTGCCCACGCTCGAAATGAAGCTGAGCGCCGATGGGAAGACGGTCATGGACCAATCCAAGACGGTCGCGAGCATTTCGGAAGGATTGCTCGAGATTTCCAGGATGTCCCAAGTCATGGTCGATCGGTTCAATAATTTCACCGGCAATGCAGGAAGCGTTTCCGGGAATAACTAAACACTAACAAAACATCAATTATGCCCAAAATCTCGGATAGCTGTTTGCTGGTCAACCTCAAGATCAGCGTGTTTTCCGGCACGAAGACGGACAAGAAGCTCACCACGGAGGTGAGCGAAAATCACCGGACCAAGAGCGATGCCCTGCGCGTGGTGAAGCGTTTGGTGTCGAAGGAAGATCCCGACCTCCAGATGGTCAACAAGATCGTCTCCGAGATCCGAACGTTCCACCGCGAAAATACCGTGCCGTGGGGTGACGACGGAGCCCGCATGCTGCCCGGCAAGCACCACGACGTTTACATGAAGAACATCCGCGGCCTGATCGAAAAGGGCGAAGTAGCGGCCGCCGGGTTTTGCGCCAAGTGGCCAGAGAAGCTGCGCCAAGCGCGCATCGATCTCAACGGCACGTTCAACGAAGCGGACTATCCCGATGAGACCACGATCGCGAGTCACTTCTCGTTTCGCATCATTCGGGCACCGGTTCCCGACGGCGGCGACATTCGCGTCGACCTGCCGGCCCAGGAGATCGAATCCATGCGGCGCGAGATCAGTGAGCGCATCAGCGAAGCCGAAAAGGCGGCCGAGAACGAGCTCTACGCCCGGCTCGGCGAGAAGCTGGCAAACTTCGTTAATAAGTTGAACGAGAAGGGATCCGATGGAAAGCCGGCAGTATTTCGAGATTCTCTGGTTGGGAACATCCGCGAGATTTGCGATTTGATTCCCTCGCTCAATGTCACCGGGGACCAACGCCTCGAGCAGGTCCGCCGCGAGATTATGGGATCTATCGGAAAGCTGCGTCCCGACGAAATCCGCGACGACGTTTTCACCAGGAAAGAGGCGCTGCAAAGGGCGTCGAATATTCTTGAAATGCTCGGTCCAATACCGGAGGCTGCATGACGTCCGCTCAATGGCATCCCTCGGCAGGGAATCGCTTGGATGCGCGCGGCTTGCAATGGCTCGGACTCGCGCCCTCGTCGAGGGGGCGCGAGTGAGCAAAGCCAAGCTCCAATATGCCAATGGCATGAACCTCGGCATCATTTCGAGCGAGGAATTCGAGATCGATAGCGTGTGGTTCAGGGCAGAGGCTTTCCGAGACGATGACGGCAAGCTGGAGTACGAATGCTTCACCCGCGTCGGAGCGTATTGGCGGCTCTGTACGTCCTCGATGCTTCCGACCTATTGCCCCAAGGTCGTCGACTCGATCGGCAATCGACTTCTCCAGCGCGCGCGGATTGCATGCGGCGAACTCCAACTTTTATGAAGAAACCCAACCTCTGCGCGCACGATCGAGCCGACCGCTTCGTCGCCACCATTATCTACACTTTAGGCATCGCCTTCGCGCTCACGACGCTGACGATGTTCGTCGAATTCGTGATTAACAAAGAACCAAAGGAACAACATGCCAGTCAAATCAGCACCCAAACTCAAAGCAACCCGTAACGGATCGACGCCGAAAGGCGGAAAGCTCGTTGCGGAGATGCTGCAAATCCAAGACGTCCGCCTTGACCTGATTACCTTTCAGGTCACGATCGAGGGAACGTCTCAACTCGTCGTACACGCCTGGAGCGAAAAGGCCAAGAAGATGATGCTCGACAAGCAGCTCGGCGAGGCCAGCAAGGGCCGCGAAAAGCGGAATCCGGTGGAGGACTTTAAGGCGTCGCTCTATCGTCTTCCGGACGGATCGGGATTCGGAATTCCGGCCGTGTCGCTCAAGAACGCGGCGGTAACCGCGGCGAACGACGTCGAACTCCAGAAGACGGCGATGCGCCGGGCGTTCCACATCAAGGGCGACATGCTCAAGATCGAAGTGCCGGAGATCAAAACGCCGATCACCGAAGAAGATTCCAAGTATTGGAACGAGATCGAATTCGAGCGCAAGCACGGCGCTTCGATGCGTTCGGACATGGTCCGCGTCGGCATGGGCACGTCCGACATTCGGTTTCGCGCTCAATTCCCGACCTGGCGGGTGAAGTTCCTCGTCGAGTACAACTCGCGGGTGATCACGCCCGGCCAGATCACCAACCTCTTCAACGTCGCTGGCTTCGGCGTTGGCATCTTTGAATATCGCCCCGAGTGCAACGGCTCGTGGGGCATGTTTCGCGTAATTTGAAAAGGCGGGAAAGGGATGGGTGGGCAATGAATTGGCCACCCGTGTAGTGGATAGGCAGTAAAGGAAAGCACAGCACCGGCGGGAAGTGGACCGGAATCAGTGGAAAGGAATGCCAGCAGAGGCGGGGCGGGAAATCGCTGTGAGCGGCAAGGTAAGGCCCGGAAAGCCAGCACTGGAATCGACCGTCTTGGAATCGAGAGGGTGGAGGGCAATGTCGGGAAGTGGCAGTAAAGGACTGGAGAGCAGAGCTAGGGAAAGGCATGGCATCGCACGCACGGGCAGTACCGGAACGGTCAGGACGCGAGAGCAATGACGAGGAGAGCCGTGGCACGGCAAGCCAGCATAGGACTGGAGGGTCGAGCCTGGGACAGGACGGACAGGACCGGCGAACATGGGCAGCAAGGGAACGGCAAGTAACGTCGAGAACCGTAGAGCATTGTAGCGCATGGGCAGAATTGGATAGGAAAGGAAGCTCCGGGACAGGACCGCGTTGGAATGGAGTGTAACGGAATGGCAGCAAAGGACAAAAATATGAGCAAAACAAAAGACGAAATCATCAAAAACTATTTCGATAAGATAGAAAAACGGGACGGCACCCTAACGCCGCAAGCGGTGGTGAAAGAGGCGAAGCCGGTCGATTCGCCGCTTCACAGGTTTTTTCAGTGGGACGACAGCAAGGCAGCTAGCGAGTATCGCCTATGGCAGGCGCGGCAACTCATACGAACGGTGATGATCGTTCGCGAGGAAGGCGCGCCGGTGAGGGCTTTTCAAAGCGTCGTGTTCGTCAGTTCGAGGACGTTGGGCGGCGAGGATGATGCACAGGAACGCGCCTACGTCAGTACAACGCGAGCCTTGGCGGATAAGAATCTCCGCAAACAGATTTTAACCCGCGCGAAGCAGGAGGCCCAGGACTGGGCAGACAAGTACGAGGCGCTCGAGGAACTCGCCGCCATCGTCAAAGTGATCAGGCAGTAAACAACAAACCAAAGGAAGCATATGGGACCGAAAGACCTCAAGAAAGCAGCAAAGCGTTTTTACCGATCGAAACAGCCGTTCATGGTGATGTCGCCGCCCGGCGTCGGCAAATCATCAATCATCCGGCAAGCCGCGGATGAGCTCGGCATTCAGTTTCGAGATGTGAGACTGAACATGTTCGATCCGGTCGACCTCCGCGGCATTCCGATGCCGGACCTGAAGACGGGCAAGACGCGCTGGATGACGCCGGACTTTTTCCCGACGGAAGGATCGGGAATCGTTTTATTCGACGAAATCACGGCCGCAACGACAGCGGTGCAGGCGGCCGCGTACCAAATTACCTTGGACAGGAAGCTGGGCGAGTACGAGCTCCCTCCGGGATGGAGCGTCATGGCGGCCGGCAATAGTCAGTCCGACCGGGCGGTGAGCTACAAAATGCCGAGCGCATTGGTCAGTCGCCTCAACATGCAAACGCTCGAGGTCAGCCAGAAGGACTTCGAGGAATACGGCGCCAACACCGGGCGCATCATTCCGGAGATCGTCGCGTTCCTGCGCTTCAAGCCGGGCATGCTGATGAACTTCGATCCTGCGAAGTGGAAGGACAACACGCCGTTTGCGTGCCCTCGGACCTGGGAGTTTTTGTCGCACGACATGAAGGAGAACAACAACGAGACGTCCCTTCAGATCGTGAACGGGTTCGTTGGGCCTCATGCGGCGCCGGAGTTCTATGGCTTCCTCAAGGTCTACCAAGAATTGCCCTCGATGGACGAGATCCTCGCCAAGCCGATGACGGCCAAGGTGCCGACGGATCCAGCGCCCTTGTATGCCATCGCCACGGCGCTCGCCCGGCACGTCACGCCGAAGAACGCGGACAACGTGTTCCAATACCTGAGCCGGATGCCCAACGAGTTCGAGATGTGCTCGGTGAAGGACATGGCGGTGCGCAACTTGGACATGACCAACTGCAAGGCGTTCAACCAATGGCTGATTAAGCACGGCCACCTCTTCGCATGAACCGACCTCAACTCACGGCCATCGAAGCCCTCAAGGCAATCCGCGCTCGAATTAAAGGCGAGTGGGATTGTCTGGAGCTCGTTAAATTTGGGCCTCTCGGCGACGAGATAAACGACATCGCAGAACTCACCGAAATTGGAATCGAACAACAGGCTAAACTATGAAATCAATCGACGAAGCCATTGAATTCGCCCGCGCGACGATCATCATCGACCTGCCGTTCTTCGGCTCGTTGCTGGTGTCGTTGAAGACGGTCGAGAACAAGGCGATCCCCACCTTCCGCATGGACGGGGAGAAGATCGAGTACAACCCGGACCACGCGGCCAAGCTGTCCAAGAAGCAAATGCGGACGGTAATTTGCGAGTGCATCCTTCACGGCGCGCTGCAGCACACCTTCCGCATGGAGGGAAGGGAGCCGAAGCGGTACAACAAGGCGTGCGACTACGCGGTGGCGAACGTCATGCGGGCCTCGAATGCTCATGCTATTGCCAACGGCGACGCCCAGCTTCGCGATTACTTCGAGCTGGCCGATCTCGACAAGTGGTGCCCGCCTAATCCAGCCTTCGACAATCTCAGTGTCGAGGAGATTTACAACCTCCTGCCCGTCGAGCCGCCAGGTAAGGGCGACGGTGGGGGTGATGAGCCGGGAGAACTCAAGTCACCCGGCGAGGTAATGCCGGCTCAAGGCACCCCGGAAGAAATCGAGGAAGAGAAAGCCGACTGGCAGGTAAAAGTCGTCCAGGCGGCCAACGTCGCGAACCAAGCCGGCAAACTGCCGCAGATGCTCCAGCGCCTCATCGAAGAGGTCGTCGACCCGCGCGTGCCGTGGCGTGAGCAGCTCCGTCACTTCTTCAACGTCGTGGCGGCCGGTGACGACTACTCGTTTGCCAAGTCCAAGCGGTCACTGATCCATCTCGGCCTTCACTTGCCGACCAGGACCGGGACGCGTATGGGGCCCATCGTCGTCGCGATCGATACGTCGGGATCCATCACGGATACGGTGCTCCAAGCCTTCGCTTCCGAGATGCAGGGGATTATCGACGATTGCTTGCCCGAAAAGCTCGTCGTCATATACTGCGACGCCGAGGTCAACAAGGTGAAGGAGTACGAGGCCGGCGACGTGATCGAGCTGAAGGCGGTTGGCGGTGGTGGCACTGACTTCCGGCCCGTGTTCGATTACGTGGAGACGAGCGACATCAACCCTATCGCTCTTATCTACCTCACCGACCTCGCGGGCCAATTTCCCCATGACGAGCCTGCCGGCTATCCCGTGCTCTGGGGATCGATCAACAAATTCGGCATCATCCCGTGGGGCGAGATGATCTACATCGACGTGAACTGAAATGAACGAACCCACAATCCAAGAGCGCGTTGCCCATGCGCGTAAGCATCACGACGTCACGAATAACGGAGTCGCCTTCGAGTGGTGGCTGGCAAACTGTGACGGCGCCGGCTTCCTAATTTTGCGCGAGCCTCATCACACCGACGAGGACATCGACCGCGCCAAGTCACTCATCAAAGCTGATCGCGATGTCGTCGGCGCCATCCGGGTTGAGTCGTGAAACTCACAGCCAAGGAACGCCGCGAAAAATTCGCCAAACTCGCGATCGGCGAGACATGGCACGAACCCGCCAGATTCAGAACATCAACTTATGCCAACCACACTGACACCCGACGTGCGCTCAGTCCTCGAGCGCTCCACCATCGGCGCAAATAGCGTCGTTCTCCCTCAACAACTCGACCGCGGCCTTTACGAGCGCGTCAACAAGGTGCTGACCAACGCCGGCGGCAAATGGAATCGCGGCGCGAAGGCGCACGTTTTCGTTTCCGATCCGCGGCCGCTGCTCGGCATGGTCCTCGAGACCGGCGAGTCCACCAGCATCCAGCAAGCGAACCAGGCGTTCTACACCCCGCCGGAATTGGCAGCCTACGTCGTCGAGCTGGCGAACGTGGAAGAACGCACGGTGCTCGAGCCGTCGGCCGGTCACGGGGCGCTGGCGATGCTCTGCGTGCAAGCTGGCGCGCGCTGGGTGAAGTGCGTCGAGAAGGATCCCGTCGCGTGCAAGGTTCTGGAGAGCAAAGGGCTTCTCTACTGCGAGATGGACTTCCTCGAGATGCCTCGGTCCAAGGTCGAGCGCGTGGTGATGAACCCGCCTTTTACCAAGGGCCACGACATCAAGCACGTCCTCCGGGCGCTGGAATGGCTGCACGATGGAGGTAAGCTCGTTTCCATCATGGCGGGCAATACCACGAGCGCCGCTTTCCAGAAGTTCACCGATAAGATGCGCGCCGCCGGCTGCTACGTCTGGTTCATCCACGAAAACCCGGCCGGCTCGTTCAAATCCTCCGGCACGATGGTCAACACGATCACGCTCGAGGTTAACAAATCGTGAGCCCCTACCAAGAAGGCTACGAAGCGGGCCTGATCGCCAGTTACGCCGCGGAATCCGATCGCAATCCCTACCCTGACGGCACCACGGATCACCTCCAATGGGACAGCGGCTTTCAGGTAGGAATCGCGCAGGAACGCGATACGGATGGAGAATTATGAACATCGACCAATTAACCATCAAAGAAGTCCGGTCATTGCTGGCCGACCTTCGCATCTCGGAACGCGGTAACAAGAAGCATCCCATGCTCGGTCGCCGCTGCCTCGTGCGCTGCTATGGCGCCGGCGTCCACATTGGCGACGTCGAGATGATCGAGGGCGACGAGATCTACCTGAAGAATGCGCTCCGCTTATGGAAGTGGGAAGGCGGCGGACTTTCGCTTTCCGTCGTCGCAAGCCAAGGGATCAAGGGCGGCCGCCTCAACCGCACCGGCGAGGTTTATCTGACTTCCGCGATCGAGTTAATTCCCACGACGCCGGCCTCGGAAAAAACGTTTCTGAAATTCATCGAGGACGGCCAGTGAAACTGGCCGTCAAAATTCTCAGGAAGGGCGACGGCTCCGGCGACGGCTCCGGCGACGGCTCCGGCTACGGCTCCGGCGACGGCTCCGGCGACGGCTACGGCTCCGGCGACGGCTCCGGCGACGGCTCAGGCTACGGCTCCGGCGACGGCTCCGGCTACGGCTCAGGCTCCGGCTCAGGCTCCGGCTCCGGCTCCGGCTCCGGCTCCGGCGACGGCTCAGGCTCCGGCGGCGGCTCCGGCGAGGTCTTTCTGCTGAAAGACCTGAGTTTGAGGAAGCATGCCGAGTTAAAATTCGCGCGGCTTCTTCATTCCCTTGAGGGAATGGGTTCCAAACTGCTGAAGAGCGGAGAAATCGACCTATGAAAAACGCGCCCGGCAAAAAGTACATCGAGGGCCGATTCAAACTCGACCACAAGGAATACGGCGAGCTTGAGCTGGACATCGCCCTCGACCAAGAAAACGTCATCGTCATCGCCATGCGGAAGCTGCTAAACACGAAATTCCTTCGCGTGAAGTTGTGGGGCAATGCGCTGTCGGCTGAACTTGCTCCTGACTCCAAAGTGCGCGTGAAGGGCATCCGCCGGCTGCGCGGGACTCGAAAGGAAAAGTGAGCCTGCATTTCGGGTACAGAGTGCGCAAGATGACTGGCGGACAGGAGTACGTTTGTGACAACTGCCGACATCTGCGCGTCTGCCATTGCTACCTCTTGGAACGCATCGAGGGCGCGAGCGATTCGGTCAAAATAACCTGCAAAACAAACGATGAATTTTTCGCCAAGCTTTGCGGACGTCGGTGCGCCAAGCGCTATGCCCGCCATCAATTTGTTTTTTTGAGGCTACAAGGAAAAATATGAAAACAACAACAGAGACAGTCTTGCTTTGCGTCATCATCGCTATGGTCAGCTTTTTTTTCGGATTCGGAATCAGCCTGGACGGCATGCGCCAGTCGGCAATCGACCACCACGCCGCGCACGGAGAAGGCACTCGTTTTGAGTGGAATCAGCCAATCGAACCGGCCACGAATGCGGCTCCATGAAAACGATGTTCACGAACCCGAGCAAGGGCGACATCAAGGAGATCACTCTCAAGACTCCGCGATACTGGTTGCTCATGTACGAGGAGGAGACTGCTTTCCACCAGCCTTGGATGAAGTGGACCGAGTTCTCGAAGCGATCAATCAGGCATCAGGATTTTAGCGAGGGCAACCCAAAGATCAAATACGTTCTCGACGTCATAGAGGGCAAGGTCATCCATTCCACTATGACGTTTCGAGAGCTGGAGATGATGAACAAGAGGGCTTGGCCGCTCAAAGAGAAGATGCTGCAGGCGGTATCCGAGCGCGACAAGGCGAAAAAACTCAAGCGAGCGATGGGGTTATGATCGATGCTTTTATCGCCAACACTATAGCGGGCTACGCCAGCGGAGAGCTGCTTTATGTGGTTCACGTTCCCGAAAACGCAAAGCCTCACTTCCTAGTCGGTCGTCTTCCGAAAGGAGGCGAGACGGAAGGGGAAATCCATCGTGGACAAATCTCCTTTGATTTTTACTTTGTCCAAAATCTTACGACGGGTGACATCCTAAAAAACACCTTTTCCTTCCGACAGTTCTGCCAGTTTCAAACATGCCGGCTGCGTGGGGATTTTAAACGGATCGGTATTATGCCGCTGCCTGCATCTGCGCCGGTCGACCTTGAACCGGCCGAACCGTCGGCGACGGAATCTCCACGTCCTCAATGATCTTGTTGATGATTGCGATCGCCAGGCATCCCAGCTCGCCATCGCGCAGGTGATTCGCTTTGCGGATCTGTTTCCAGTAACCGACCATCCGGCCATAGCGATCTTCCTTGAACAGTTTGATCTCGGCGTTCATGTGCTTCGGGTACTCCGGGCATACCGTTGAGAGAACGTGGAACCGAGACGTCTCCTCGTCCATCAGCTCCTTGAGCATGTCCTTGAATGACGGATTGCTCCAATATTTCCAGATCGCGCGCGGGTTCGTCTCGGACTGGCGCACGGTGCCCAAGTACGGATCGCGCCGCTCGGTCCTGCCATAGTACATGTAGACCTTGTCCCCGTTCTCCATCGTGTGCTGGAAGTGCACCTTGTCGGAGCCCCATAGCCCGCGCCACCCGTTGCGCACAATCATCTGCGCTGCCCTGTTCGGCCAGTGCGCCATGTCCGCGGCGACGCATCGGCCATCCACGCGGTACTTTGCCTGCAGCGCGACAAGGTCCGCCTCGTCTTCTACCCGGCCCGCATAGAGCATATAGCTCTCCCCGGTCCGGTCCCATGACCGAATGACCGTCCAGTATTCCTTCTCTTGGATGTCGATAAACATGGTCGGCACGCGGCCGCCGGCGACCGCGATCTGATCCGCGTCGTACGGAAACACCGGGATCTCGGCATCGTCGAACATGCGCGACTCGTCCCACGGCTCGGCCAGCATCGAGTTGATGAAGTTGTGCCGCTTGGACCGCTTGCCCATCGACTGGATCCACTTCACCGCGATCGCGCCGAACATACAATCGCGCCACGGGGCATAGAGGGAATTGAGGTGGTAGCTGCGACGGCCCTGTTCCGCTAGCGGGTTCATCGCGATCCACCGGCCCTTGTCCAGCATCTCGGCCTTGTGCCGATCGAGGATCTTGCCCTGGCACTCTTGGCATCGATAGAAAGCATTCCGCTTTACCTTCCGCATGTCCCACTCCCCATCCGTCTGGGATTCGCCTTCCTCGACGTCGAACCATTTCAACTGCGCGTGTTTGAAGGTGATCTCCTTCGCGCAATGCGGGCACGGCATGTGGTAGTAGCGCTGGTCCCCCATGAGGAACTCAATCCAGATCATGCCGTCCTTCGTCGTCGGCGTGCTGGCCTTTACCCGGAGCGGGTACGGGAACGTCTTTGTGCGCTCCTCGGCGTTTTCAAGCGCGCCGGCCTCGTCATCGGTCTCCACCGCGAACTTGTCGACCTCATCCATCACGAGGAAACCGGCGGGCCAGCTCGCAATGTTGGCCGGCGAATTAGACCCGGCCCAATGCACCGTAGCCTTGGTAAACGACTGCTCCGTGCGCTTGTAGAGCGTCCGGGCGCCGGTGCCGGTGGGCTTCTGGGCCTTCAGCGGCGCGCAGTAGTCCACGAAGGGCATCCATCGGTTTTGCGCAAAGGACTTGGCCAAGTCCGTATTCGGCATCACCCAGAGCATCGCGCACGGATCGTTGACGATGCGGTAAGCCATCCCGCCCCGAAGGGTGAGACTTTTGCTCGTCTGCGTGCCCCAGCAGAGCGTCAGATCGGTGACCGACCTATCCCCGAAGCAGTCCATCGGCTCGCGCACGTAGGGCGTCAGCTTGGTGGAATACTGGCCGGGGTTGGCCGTCTCCTTCTCGTCGAGGTAGGTGTTGGCCTCGAGCCATCGCCAGACGTCTCCGGTCGCCCTGGGCTCAAGGATGCTCGTCAGCGCGGCGTTGCTCTGGCGAAGCGACTCCTGCACCAGCAAATTGCTGTGATACAACAACCGCCATTGGAGATCGCTAAGCGTCATTGGATGATGTCGCGGTCCGTTCCGTGGTGGATCTCGTAGCGGTGAGGACCGTAATGCCAAAATCCTACGCTCCCAGTGTCGTCTACCTCATCAGGCGTTCTTTCCTGCCCGTTGTAGCTATAATTGGCATATTCCGAGTTGATACCCGGCAAGCGGATCTTCTTTTCCATCACCTCGCGATCGCAGTGGAACCAAAGCATCCCCATCAGGGGGTGCGCATCGACGTGACAAGTTGCGCCAAGAACATCGCCCTTGCGCTCGAACAGGCCCAAGCGCCGACCTTCAGCGTTGGGCATGTATGCGACGTGGACGCCGATTAGACGGGCGCTGACCTGGATCTTGTCGATCTCGAGATTCACCCATTCGATAAATTCCGACAGCTCCGCGACCTTTTTTTTACTCAACTCTCGGACGTCGGGGAGGCTCTGGTAGTGGGATGTCAAAACGGCGCTCATAGATCGGACGGTTCAAGAGCTTCAGGCAGCGTTGCGCTTCCTCCTCTGTTAGCAAACCTTCCATGACAATTACCACCTTTTTGTGCTTGCCGCGGTCTTCAATCTTTACGTCGCTTACGGTCAGGGTGCTCACGCGCGGTCATTCCTAGAGAAGAGCGCCGCCACTTTCAAGTGGTAAAATGCTCCTCAAACCATTTAATGCGGTCCCGCAGCGAGCGGCGGATCAAATGCACCGCAAAGTCGCCATAGCAATGGCTCTCAAGCGGTGCCATCAATGACGACGTCGAGGCAAGCGCCACTCGCACATTTGAACGATTGTAGACACCCAGAAGATTGGCGCCGGCGTCGATTTCTGATCGGAGTTCTCCATAGGTACAAGATCCTCCCGCGAGCAGAGCCGTCATCGCGTCGCTATCATTTTGAATGTCGGCCCAGCCACGAAGATCAGGAATGCTATCAAAAAACCGACGTACCGCCAAACAGTTGCGCGCGATGAACCCGTCGTTCTCTATTCCGCCATCTGGAGCCACAGTGAGGATGAGGTCGGCCTCGAGATCCAAGAAGTGCTTGATCTCACGCTTGAGATTCGTGATCCCGACGTCCGCGCCCATAAATAGCATCCAATCGCACTCGCGGACCTCCCGGCTCCAAATTTCCGGGCGCTCCCACATTATTTCCATTCCTTCTTTCTTATGGCCGCAGATACGGTAGCGCCAATTTCGCTTTGCAGCGTATTCCGCTTTTCTTTTGCCGGTGATGTCAGCGAGAGGGAAGTATTCCTCCGATGCGGCCGTAACGATATTCACGTTCATTTAGATCTGGGATCGGTTCGTTGGTTTTGGGCGATCTCGATCCCGTGGGTGACGTAATCGCCCTCGTCCACGAGAAGGTATTCCCGAATGCGATAGGGATCACGCACATAAATCTTGGCAAATTCGGTGGTGCGATAGCGAATCTTGATGTTGCCGACCAGGTTTCCGCGGTACGGTTTTTTCCAACCAGGCACGCCGAATACGGCTTTCACCGCGCTTGAAGCTGTAGGTGATTTCATGGATGGGTGGTAAAAAATCTCGATATTGCCTTGCTGCGAACCGTGATGTCCGCGACCGATCGAGACGGAGTGCACTGTTCCTATGACATTGCCCTGATGCGTTATCGTCGCGCCGGGCCGCAGATTTTCTAATCCCTCAAGCTGGGCCATCCGGCCTCCCCACGATTGCTGCCTGCACGTCCGCCTTGGCTTGGTCGAGCAGCTCGATCGCTTTCTCAGGACCATGCTCTCGAAGAGTGTGCGCCAAGAAGACGGTAAGGTGCCACTCGCCGTTCGGTTCCTCGTCTTTCAGTGATCGACGCATTTCGGTGATCACTTCTTCCACACCCTCGGCCAGGATCTTCTCGGCCGCAACGTCATCTCCGGGACAAATTTTAACCGCCAGTGTCCTAGGCATTTTGCGCATGAGCGTGATCGCTGGAACCCAAAGACGGTTTAGTTGAACCTTATGTTGATCGACGGTCATAAGCTCCGCGCGAGCCTGTCGCTCTCGACGCACCGACTTCTCCATGCGCTCGTAGTTCTCCACCGCCTTGTTGTACGTCTGCTGGCGCTGGCCGATCACCGCCTCGAACTTGGGATTGCGCTCAGCTTCCTTCACCCGCCGGCCCGCGCTCTTTGCCATCGCGCGCGCGGTCTTCAATTCCTGCTCCAAGCCCGTCATCTCGATGCCCAGCAATTCGGCGTGCTCCGGCTCTTCGGGCTCTTCCTCGATCGGTGGCGCCGGCGGAATCTCAGGAGCATCCGCGGGCGGCTCTGTATCCGGTAGGTTCTTCGTCCTGGTTCCAACGCGCTGCTGGCGCTCGTTGCGCCACGCCTCGGCCGATTCCGTGCTGTCCATCGGCATGCCCTTGTCCTTCAGCCCGGCGATGTAGGAATGGCTGACGCCGAAGTGATCGGCCATCGCGCGGATCGTCATGTTCTTTTTTTTGGGCTTTTTCATAATACCGGAGCCTTCGATTTGTTGCGGAGCCGCGCAAGACACATGTTGCGGAATCTCCTTTTTTTATTCGCGATTTTACGCCACTTCTGCCGGGACTTTCGGGTCATAGATTACCGTCCCTCCATCATGGCAGTGAGCTGAGAATCGCGCGTCTTGATGATCTCCCACGCATCTTCGATCTGCTTCATCAGCATGTCGTTCTCTGCGCGCAGTTTCTTGTTCTGCAGCCGCAACTCGTCCATCGCCGCAATCTCGTCCGGGTCGACCAGGATCAATTCAACCGGCTCCGCAGCATGCACCGGCGCGGCCGTCATCTTCAATCCCGGCGCCGGCGTCGTGACCGACTTCACCGGTGGCGTGGGCGCGTTCCATTCGTCGTTGCTCATGGCGTGGTCGAGTCCATAAGCATAAGCGTTTTGCCGGCCTGAACGGATGGTTTCATGTAAAAGTAAGTTGGCTTGGCCATCGTCCACTCTGTCTTTTGGGGGGGAGGAATGATTGTCACGGTGCCGCGGCCAAGTGGTGCTGGTTCTGGGGGGATCCCCATCGATTTGACCAGATCGTCAATAAGTCGCTGGATAAAGGTGTTGTAGGTGATGCCTCGAAGCTGGTCGATTCGTCTCGCCGCGATCACGGTGCTACGCCGAACTTCTTCAAGGGAGGGAGCCATGTAAGGCGGAATCTTGACGCTCCAGGCATTGCCGAAAGGAACCGCTATCGCCGGCGAGATCACCCATTGCCACGGCGATTTGGGCTTGGGATGGATCGGCTCGATTGTTCCGTCGGCCCGCTTGAACACCGGCGTCACCCGCTTCCGAAACTTGCCCACCAGCTCGGACTTGATGACGTCGAGCTTTTCCTTCTCCTGCTTCGTGAGTGTGGTGCGCGTGATCATGCTATTGCCAGTGAGGATTGGCTCATCCTGTTCGCTGCTTTTTCGCAGTTTTCTTCGTTCGAGTCGATACCGATCGCCCGGCGCCCGCTGTCCTTGGCGACGCGCAGATCCGTTCCACTGCCCATGAACGGCGACAAAATGACGCCGCCCGGTGGACTGGCGTACTCCATCAACGGCCGGACTATGCCCTCCGGCTTCTGCGTGTCGTGGATGGCATGACCGTGGCAGGACCGGCAATAAATGACGGAGCCGACTTGCCGCGGGCCGCCCTCCTCGGAAATGAAAGTGCCCGTGCCGATCGTCGACCAGTTCGGCGGCTGAGTTCGACGCTTCACCCGTTTCTTCGTTCCGTCCATGGTGAGTGGAACGGTGTGGTAAAGGCCGGACCACGCGCACCCCTTGCGGTAGAAGAACACGGCGGTCTCGTGGATCCGGCGAAAACGATCCGCGTGCGCGCCGGACCCATTGTGCTTTTCCCAGATCACGTCCTGCGAGAAGGTCCATTGGTCGAACTCGCCTATATTGGCCATGAACATCCGGAAGGAGCCGAAACACCACATCGTCTTGGAAACGTGCGCGACGATGGAAGGCCAGCCGTCCTGCCACTTGTCCCACTTCAGCTTGGTCTCTTCGTAGGGCGGATCCGCGATCGTGACGTAGTCATCGGCCGGCAACTCGAGCATCAACTCCCGAGCGTCGCCGTGGTAGATCTTCACCGCGGCGTCTTCGTAGTAGGGCCTCATTCGTTCGCCCATTTCAGGAGGACCATTGCATGACAGTGAGGCGAAGACGTCGGGCACCAACAGGCAAGATTCTTCCCGCGCAACTCTTCCGTCACCTTTGCTCGGTAGAGAATGTTCTTCGCAAAATGGTCCTCGAACAGCCGGACGGCCTCCTCCGCGGATTCAACCTCGCCGGACATACCGATCGCGAACGGATTGCCCCATCGACCAGGCCGCGACACGACGACAGTGTTCTCCGGCTTGCGCCAGCCTTTCGTGCGTTTCAGTTGGATGCGCGTTGGCGCCATTTTTGTCGTTGGTTGGTTCATCGTTCTCCTCTGGAATTGGCTATTTTTGTTCACTTATCAGGTTTTTGACCATAAACGAATGTTTAGGGAAATGCGTCCTTCGGACT